TTAGAAAGGAAGGTCATTACTTTCTTCTTCAAAAGCAGAGTTGAACGACATTGCAGCCGGTTGACTCGACTGCGCCGGACGCGACTGTTGTGCTGGTGCCGACCGGGGGGCAGCAGGTGCAGAACCGCCTTCACCTTCCCCTAATTCGATACGAAACGCCCGCAGTTCGGTGTACCAGCGATCATTATATTCGCGTGACTCAGCGCTGAACGTTGCTTTGAGTGTATCACCGGTTGCATATTGTTTTAAATCTGCAACTTTATCACCCCAGGCCGTCAGACATACTTTTTTGGGGTATGATGCATCCAGTGTTTCAATAACAAATTCCTGCTTACTCCAGGGGCCTTTCTGGCTTTGACCCGATACTTCGGGCAGTACTTTTATAAGTTTTCCGACTAATTCCAGTGCCATACTACTTGGACTTTTAAACGTGATTTAGAAAGATAAAAGTACGAAAATTTGCCCGTTTTTGGGCCATACTTTACCAAAAAACTAAAAGTTTCTCAGCGGCATTTGGCATAATATGACAAGATCGCTATCTTTGCACCCGGATTCAACGGCATGACCGTAGATACAGTAAATGGCCATGTGGTGAAATTGGTAGACACGCCATCTTGAGGGGGTGGTGCTGCAAGGCTTGGGAGTTCGAATCTCCCCATGGTCACACAAAGAATAAAGCAACGCACTGTATATCAATTGATTACAGTGCGTTTTTGGTTTTCTTACTGCAACCTTACTGCAACACACATGCTGCGTCCTGAATCAGAGGCCATTAACAAACGGTTTTTTGAGGCCATTGATGAGCTCGTAAAACGGCGCATCATTCGGGGCAAAAAAACCTTTGCCACGCGCTACGAACTGAACTGGGGAAATTTCTACAAACTTCGGAAAAACCCGGCCATGGGCTTCGAACTTTGTTTTCTGACCTGGCTGGTGCGGGACTTTGGCATCTCGTCCCAGTGGTTACTAACGGGTGAAGGCGAGATGTTTGCCAAACGAGTGGTTAATCAAAAAAGCCCGGTCTGATGAAAAGACCGGGCTTTTTTGATCAATTTATTGACGAACGCAATGAAGCCAATCGATCATTAAATGGTTTCATTATAAAGATACAGCTTGCTCCCCTGGGCCGATAACTGAATCTGTTTACCCGGCAGAGGCTCCAGGGTGATCGTCTTTTTGCTGTTTTTAGGCCGACTAGGATCGAACACCCACACATCGAGCGCTGAGCCTTTTACCCGGTACATGGCATCAGCCCGGCCGCGTCTGCCGTTGACCGAATAGGCCCCATCATTGGCCGAAGCATGCTCCAGAATCGTGGTACCATCGGTTTTAGGATCGACCCAACCCGATCCTTCTTCCTGATAGCGGCAGTAGCGCCAGGGTTCACCTGCGGTTCTGGTGCAGAGCGAATAATAATAAGCCGCTTCAGGACCCGCATCATGCCAGCGCATGGGCTCATCAGGATAGCCATCAGCCGTCTCCGGAGCCGGAGTGCCATTCACAAAAGGCATCCAGGTTGAATTGGAATCACCCGATCGCATGCTCATCGGATCAACCCCGTAGTGCGTCCGCTCGTCGAAGGGCAGATACCCGATCGTGCGACAGAACCCGATACAGAAGACGTTACCAACTAAATAATCATAGTCGATTTGCGGATGCTTGTTGAAGGTTCTTACGGTACCCACATTGCCGATGCGCCGATCGACATAGTAACCATTGTGCTGAAAGCCATCGTTGCCATTCAGCCCCTCGATGTGCGGCCACATCACAAAAATCAGCTTCGCCGGTGGTATGCCGGGTGTGGCTCCCATACCGAGCGCCATCACCTCGGCCGCAAACGCTTTGTTATAATACCGACTGGCGTAGTTGATCTGATCAGCGTAATGCTTGATGATTGCCCCAACGCCTTCGGGTTCTCTGGTCGTGAAGTAATCACAACTGGCACGGGCGGCAGAGACACTGGCAATTTTGGCTTTGAAGAACGGATCGTTTGGGGCCTTGTTGCTACCATCGCCGGTCTGGTACTGCCAGGGGTCGCCATTATAGACGTCCCAGGCTCCATACGTACCGTAGTTACGATAGGGCAAACCAGCCCCGTTGTTTGCGGCCGCATACATGGCCCGGCGCTTATTATAAAACCAGCGAAACTGAATCAGGTGGTGATCCGAACTACCCCAGGGATTGCCCTCATAAATTTCGTTGGCCTCCGCATAACATAAAGGAAGCGTCATGGCTACATTTTCACAGTCCTGCTGGGTAAGTTGCGAAATAGCCTGTCCACTGGTGGCGGGTGATTTGCCCGAATTGCCCCAGATGCTGGAGTGAATCCAGTTAATCTGTTTTTCGTTACTAGCCGCCGTGTCCATGACTGCATTGACACTGGCTTTGCCGACAATACTGTCAGAGGTAATATCAGTACGTTTGCGTACGGCAAAATGCTGTTTTCCCTCGGGCAGGGTAAAATTGGGCGCTTCTTTCTGCGCCCTGGCGATCCAGAAATCAGTTGGCGTCAGCCAGGAAGGTCTTGTTGCGAGGCTCATAGATAACAATTAGTTGGCTACCGGCGCGGGGCCGATGGTTATGTTTGTCCAGCCTTTGCCGGTCCAGTTAATGCCGTCGTTGGGATTGATGTTGTTGGGCACAATGGCCACCATTACACCCACGTCATCGCCGGGATTAAAGTCGTAACCAGTCGGAAGGCTCGTGCTTGGCTGCTGACCCGAAATCCAGTAGTAGAGTGTAGAGCCCGAGGGTACCGATGGCGTCGCCAGGTTGGCGATCCGGGCTTTGCCCGATGACCACTGCACCGAAGGGGTCAGCAGACCCGCTCCACCCGATACAATTTGCTGAGCAGCGATGCTGGCGCTACCCGAGCCGGGTGTTACCGGCGGGTTGGTTTCCACAACTGGGTAGATCTGGGTTCTGGCTGTAGTTTGACTGGCTCCACCGGGAACGTTTACACTGATCTCCTGAAAAGCCGAATCGGCCTGGCCTTTGGCTTTGAATTTAAAGGTGACTACGTCGCCCGCCACCGAGTTCACACTGCTGCTATGGGTGTAGTTTTTTGCATCGCCCGTGATGCGCATATTCTCAGTATGTTGCGCATAAGGAAAGCCGAATGCCTGGGATTTACTGAAAAGAATCAGGTCATCACTGTTCGATACGTTAAACCAGACATACACCTTGTTTTCGCCCCAGGGATCGCCAGCGCGTGTCCGGATCCAGCGGGCATCCATAGCAATCACGGCTCCCGAAACCGCTGGGGGTGGCGTGACTACAGGCGGGGTGTCTGAAAGCGTGATAACCTGGTAGTCGGTGTCTGCATTGGCAATGGTCAGGCTGCCATACTTGGTTTTGCCCAGGTGCTCCAGCTTGAAAACGTGCAACCCTTTGGCCGGGCCCGTTGCACTATCGTAGCGATACCTCGTCTCTAGATTCGCCACATTGGCGCCGAAATAGCGCATCTGTTCGCGGCTGGCGTGACCAGTCGTATCCGTATCGGTCAGGAGGGGAAGCGTTGTTTCGCCCGCATCGGGACCCGAAAAGACCGTAATTTTATCATCGGCTGGATTGTAGCGAGCCACCAGGTACGGGGTAGCCGTCGTAACAACGACCGTAAATGTTTTACTGGCCGTGCGGTTATCGGACTGAATAAGCTTAAGCGTAACCGTAAAGCTGGCCGTTCCGGGGGGTGGTGTGCCACGCAGGGAGAGTTTGTTATCGGAAACCGACACACTCGGAATCAGCCACGAGGGGATGCCCCCGCTGTAGTCGATACCGACAATCGTTTTGCCATTATCAGCCGTGCCCACCTCGTTATAGTACAGACTTATCGAGTATTCGGCACTGGCAACAGCGCCAGGCAAACTAGCGAGTGTCCAGACCGGATCGTGTCCGTCCGGCGGTGTTACCACACCGCAATCGGTGGAGAGGTCAGCAATATTGCCGGTGTAGCGGCCAAAGCCTGATCGGCGGGGTGATTCGATATCGTCCACGTTGAGGATCACCTCCGCTGGCACGATATAATAGACGAACTGGCTGCCCTGATCGGTAGTGGTCAGTACTGGCTCTGAAGCTAGTCTGTTTAGTTTGATAACAATAGTTCTGGCCATAGCTAGTTGCGTCTTACGTTACCGGTGATCGTGTTGTTACTGCCCTGATTGAGTACCCCGCCGTTCACCGTATCGGTGTAGGAATTTCCACCCAGGCCCGAGGTCGTATTATTAATGACCGTACTGTAAGTGGTGCCGGGTCCCAGCCAGATGGCCTGTTCAACACCGGATGGCTTCATCGAAAACAGATTCGAACTGATCTGCATGTCCAGGTTGAGCCCGAAGCTGGCCACGATGCCGTAGACCGTTCCCGAGCCTACCCGGAAGTACTGGTTGTTATGAATCTGCACTTGGGCCACGTTGTAGAGGTTGGTGCCAATGGTGGTGCTGATGCTGTTTAAATAAATGATGTTATCGCTCAGGCCGATCTGCACGTAATTCTCGATGGCCACCCCGAAATCAATGGCGTTGATGTGGCACTGGGTGAGCTGGATACCGGGCGGTACGTAACTGTTCAGTGGTATAGTACTCGTCGCGTCAAGGCCTTTGGAGACGCCCACGAAATCACACCCCCGCAGTTTTACCCCTTCAATGCCCGGCTGCGAAGCGCTGACGATGCTCACCCCTGTTTTGGCATCGTATACCTTCACATTGTCCAGGGTCGGACTGACCGCGGCCAGGGAAGAGGTATAATACGAGCCAATGAATTTGCTTTGCCCGTTGCCACGCATGATGTTATCCTTCTGCACGAACTCCAGGGGATTCTGACACCAGATGCCAAACTTCCATTCGTGGGCAGGCGAGAACCGCGAGATGGTCACCCCCGTCACGGAGCCGAGTTTCTGGGCATATCCCCCCCGCAGTTTGATAGCGGCCCCAGTCGTCATGTCCACGCCGGCAATCAGCGTCAGGTCCCGGATATCGACGATACCGCCCCCGGCGGCATTGGATGTAAAAACGAGCAGATTCTTATCCGCATTCATGCGTATGGCGGCTGAGGGCGATTGGCCCCGGATGCGCATGGAACCGGTGTTGATAACCGCTAAGCTGTCATTGGCTTCATACAGGCCGTTGGGTACCAGCAACGGTACGTTGCTCGACAGCGCCCGTCGTAATGCGTCCGTATCATCCAGATTATCGTTCGGAATGGCGCCAAACTGGGTGATGGGCACTTCGCCGTTATGCACCAGCTTAAAGCGCATGTTACTGGCCGTCACCAGCACCGTGCCTCCATTGTCGGGCGTTGACGTATCGGTTGGGTCATAGACGAACGTCCCCTGCCGGTATTTGTCCGTCAGGTTAATCGAGACAGGCATAGCCAGGCTACTGTTAGCGCGAAGACTCGTTAGACTCATGTAGGGCGTTATGGCTACGGGAGTGGCCGTGCCGGTTTTGCCCCGTTCGGTCAGAATGCCGTCGGCTCGCCTACCCAGGTTATAGATGCCCGTAGCGCCCGAATTTTTGGGGCTTGGTCCTAACTGAGCCAATCCGGGCAGGGCGGTAAGCAGTAGGAGAATATGGAGTAAATAGCGGCTCATCTAGGAAGCGAGGTTACGTTTTTGAAGGTGTAGTTGACCGGTGAAATCACTGGCCCCGGTGATGGTGAAGCCGGTCGTACCGGTAAAGACAATACTCATATAGTCGAAGGCATTGCGGTACTCCGAATCGGTCAGCACCGGGTAAATCAGATTGCCCGAAACTTGCAAATTATGCGACTGCATGACCCCGATCATGGACGGTGTAATGTCGATATCCTGATAGGTCAGAGCCTCTCCCGACGGCGGAGCCGCGTCGTAGCAGTAAATACCCAGTACGGGCCGCGAATCCCCATCCATGCCATTTGAATAATCAATACTGTCCAGGTAGGCAGTCAGGCTGGGGAGGATGTAGGCAAAGACCTGATCCCGGCTAACCAGCACCAGTTTACTCTCGCCCGTATTGACATCCGTCTGGGGGGCAAACAAACCCGTGATGGAACCGGTATTAGCCAATAGCCGGGATAAGCTCACGTCCTGAAACAAGGCCTTCGCCTGACCGGCGAGCAGCTTTTTTATACCCTGCACGATAAAGTCTTCGCGCAGAAAACCCGCGACACGGCCCGCATCGTCAGAAAAACCAGCCAGCCCGTCCGAGCGGATTCCGGCAAAGAATTTGGTGACGATATTGGAAAATACGTCGGTCCACTGGGCGTAATAACCACCGGTGGCACCCGTGTTCCCCCGCCAGATCAGGTTGTTGCCGGCTCCGCTTATCAGAAGGTTCATGGCCGCTTCCAGATTAATCAGTTCCGATAGGCGAATGGCCAGCCCCGCTTTGACAGCGCCGAGTTGGGACGGATGGTCGGCCGTATCGACGGCGGCTTCCCAGGTAAGCTGCAAGAGTGATTTTCCCGTACTCGTATTAACGCTGCCTTCATTTCCTCCAACTGATCCATCCGGTGTTGCCGAAATAACCGATCCGCTGGGCAAAATCTCTAAAGCGGCTGCCAGCTCGGATTCTAGCGAACCGGGTTCGTAAGCAGTTATAGCAGCATTGCGGGCATAAAGCCAGTAGAGTACACCCGTTTGCAGCTCACTGCCCGACGGATCGGTGGTAAAGGCCAGATCCGCGGTCCAGTCTTGCCAGGCACTGAACACGCCATTTTGTTCGAGTCGGTATTGCCAGCCGGGGCCGCTTGCGGTGCCTCTGGGAACAATCGTGTAGTTCATCCGGGTAGAAAGGGTTTTTTGCGACCGATGCCCGAAATGCGGCCGATCAGTGTCTGAACGTCCAGGGTGCCCTGGCCGGGGGTGCCCTGATAGATATCCACCAGCAGCTGATGCCGCACCGGATTGTTATGCGCCAGGTTCATAAAACCCGTTGGCAGGGCCGTGGCCGTCAGCGTATAGGTCATTGCATGGGCAATGGGTCTGATCTGATCAGCAATTGATTTTGCCACGTCCTGCGGCAAACTGGCCGGACTGCTGGCGGGAGCCGTGGGGTCATTGAGCCCGCCGGTTGAAATCAACGTTTTGATTTTGGCCTGCTGCGAGAGCACCCGTTGCACTCTATTGACCTTTCGGATATCGCCCAGCGTGAGCGTGTACTTATATGGCATGAGCACGTCGCGGGTGAAGGCCGTTATTCTGGCCAGCCGGTCGATGTTCAGATCGGTATCCACCAGCCGGATGGCATCGCCCACGGTAAAGAAATTGGGCGGATTATCCAGCGGAACGGGACCAAAATCATTGGCTTTTCCCTTCAAATACAGCTCATCGATTGTCAGAGCATATTCGATCGAGGGCGCTCCGTTTTCGGCCAGCCAGGCCTGGCCCGCTGCGAGCAGTTTCTCCTCAGCCGCCGTCACGTAGGAATCGGGCATGAGCAGATCAATCAGCGTGTAGGTGTCACCGACACTGATTTTGAACGGCGAGGCGGGATCGGTTGCCGGGAAAACCAAGCCGTTTTCGTCGGTGTATGCCTCTAGTTGCAGAATGAAGTTGTTGGTAAAATACTTGATCAGATAGAAGCTATAGCCCGCCAGTTGCCCGGTCAGAAACGAGACTTTAGGCTTTACGCCTGGTATCTGGTATTTGAAGACGGGCTTGGGGTTGCCAGCAGAATCAATTACCACATGATCGACTTCGAACGGATCAAAGCCGATGCCGAGGCTAGTGAATGCCAGCGAATCAACTACTTCGGCCACCGTTCCGCTAAACGTGGGGTAAATATCTTCAAAGACAACGGTGCCTTCGATTAGTCCATACTGAGCAATTGCCGCCGAATCATCTACATACGAATCCCAGGGCGATGCTGTAGGCGATGGGTTGGCGTTGGGAAGTTGGAGCCGCGTTGCAAAGTTCCGATAGCCAGCGGGCAGATTCTTACTACCCCCAAATACGTAGGCCCGGGTGAAAAACGGTGTCTTATCAACGGGCCGGCGGGTGAGCTCATAGAGGCCATTGCCCTGTCCATACTGATACACATCAGACTTAATACTACCAGCAGGGCCGATAGAAAGGATCCGGTTTGGCGCATCATTGGGCCTGTATTCAATACTGAACTCAGTGCCATACTCATCGCACAAGCGTTGTAGCACGGTCAGGCAATTCTCATTCTCGAACGAAAGGGTTTTTACGGCCGTGAGCGTGCCATCGACCGGCTGGCCCGGAACGCCCGTCTGGGTGCTTTCTCCCGGCACCGTCACAGACCCCAGCCCCCAGGCTCCCGAGAACACCCGGACCATGTTGGCAAAGAGCACCTGCGCAAAAAAAGCCAGATTACCCGTCAGACTGAACGTACTGCTCAGGGCATTGCCCAGCACATCCGTATCGAAGAACATTACCCGGATCAGGTGATACTGCGGCCCTTCCAGCACCACCGTGTAGCTGAACTGATGCTCGCCGTGTTTGGTCTCGGAAGGCAGGGTGTTGATGGTGTAGAGCTGGCCGAAAATGGGCAGCGTATCACCAATACCGATATCGAGCACAGCGGTCGAATCAAGCTCCAGCGTGAGCGTATCGCCGGTCAATAGATCCACCCGCTGCTCACCGTCCGATAGGCCGCGAAGCGCAGTCAGACTTAATAAGGGTAGCTGGGTACCATCCGGTTTTCTTAGTACAAGCGGGGCCATAGGTCAGTCAGGTTGGTTTTTTCTTGGACGCTCATGCGCTCGAGTTCTCCCGATATGATCAGGTAGTATTTGGCCGTTCCGGAACCGCCATACGAATGGGTCAGGGTTTGATTGGTTCCCTGCATCTGGGTTTTAGTCCCGTCTCCCCAGTAGAGGGTAATGGGCGTTGGGGCCGTCAGGCGAATGCTGGCGGTGGAGTTGCCCGTACCAATCAGTACATACTTGACCGGCTGGGGCTCGATCAGACTAAGGGTAAACTCGCCCACCATGGCCCCGTCCCGCCACTCTTTTTTAACCGACAAATTTCCTTTGGCGTAGACCTCAAACACCAGGGGTTTGCCCGTAACGGGAGTGAGCTTGAGCCGCTGGGTGTTTGAGCGGACCAGTTCAGTCAAAAGGCTGTTGAACTGGGTAATGAAACTATCGGCACTGGGCGCTACCATCCAGCTCTCGAGGGTAATGGTTCTGGCCTGAAAGCGGGGGCGTGAGAGGTCCACTACTTCCCCATGTGCATCCGGCCAGTCGACACGGAACGGATCCTTTAGCTCCAGCCCGTCCACAACACCCGATGAGCGGGTCACATGAATGCCCAGTTGAGAAAAAGGAACCGCGTTAATTGAATAATTTAAGTCCATCAAACACTATCTTTATACTTATATTATAAGCACTTACAAGCCAAAAATTTATAATGGTGTACCGCCAATTCCCCGCGTCGGGTCGTTGGCAATCTGCTGAAGTCGTTTATCTATCGATTTCAGGTAATCGGTATTGTCGGCAGTACGGCCAGTATTTTTCTCAATGCCCGACAGAACGATCAGGGATTGACGAATGGCTGCATTGGTATCGGCATCGATGATGCGCATGGCGTTAAACTGGCCCTCGAGTACATTCGCCGTCGATTCACTAATTCCGGCGATAGCATTCGAGACCGAATTGGGATTCTTCGAAGCTGAACTGCCCGATGTCGGCTTCAACACATCCAGTCCCGAGGCTTTGGCCGCATCCTGAAACTGTTGAAGCCACTGGTTAAAGAGGTCCAGCGCACCTTTGGAATTGTCGGTAAACTTCTGAAAGTCATCAATCACGTTCCCATCGCCCCCGTCAGCGACGTTAAGCGATTTGGTCAGATCGGCTTCAAGCTGGGTAAAGAGGCCATTGAAGGCTTTGGAAAACAGCATCTTGGTCACCAGATCTTCCAGAATCGAGCTGACCGAATCACGGAACGCTGCGGCTGCATCGGTGCCATCCTCAAAGGCGCCCACCAGTGAATCACGCAGTTTATCGCCCAGCCCCGAAGCCAGATCTGATACAATGCCCTTAATGGCCTGCCGGGCCTCATCCATCTGCTTCTGCCAGTCGATGGTCGACTGAAGAAGCTGCTTGGTCTGATCGTCGACTAAACCCTGATCGATCAGGGTCTGGGCCAGACTGGTGTTGAGCGTATCGACCCCATCGGCCGTTTTCTGAATCAGGTTTGGGTACAGATTAAGCAGCGAGGAGAACTCGTCAACCTTTTTGTTCGAGCTAAAAAAGCCAGCGATGCCGCCCACAATGCCGCCCACAATCGCACCTACTGCAGCGCCAGCTGGCCCACCAATGGCACCAATGGCCGCGCCCGTAGCGGCTCCCGACCCTACAGTTTTCAGGAATGTACTCGAATCGAAATAGCCCTGAAGGCCCGCTTTGGCTTTGCCCTGATTGAGCTTTTTCAGACTCTCCTGATACTTGAGCTGGGCATCATCGAACTGTTTAAAGGCGTCCGTTAATTCACCCGTATAATCTTTTACGAAGATATTCTCCCTCGCTTTGGCCTGGGTACCCAGCTGCTGGTTTAACAACAGATTGTACTGCTGCTGTTGGGCAATGACCGCATTGTAATAATCCAGTTCGGCTTTTTTGCGCTGGGAAGCGGCCGTGGTGATGGCGCTAAACAAGCCGATCACCCCCTGAATGGCATTACTATAGAGTTCGGACTTTTCGATGCCCTTTTTAAACGAATCGGCAATCAGGCCCACGTTTGACGAAAGGGCTACCAGGGCTTCACCGGCCTGGGCCGCATCGCCCCCCATACTGATCAGACTCTGACCGAACTGATTAATGACCGACGCATACTGATTGACTATGGCAATATCACCCTCGCTGAACTGCTTTTGCAGGGCGTTGAGCTCTTTCTGAGCCTTTTTAAAGGCTTCACTGTTTTCTCCAAATAAGGTTCTGGCGCTTTCAACGACGGCCTTCTGGTTATCGATCTGGATTTTTAGGCCCTTTCGACCCTCTTCCAGAATGACTTTGGTAGTCGTTTTGTAGGCCTCCGTTTCTTCCAGTTTTCGCTGTTGAAACTCCTGAAGCGCCTGTTTTTCAGCGGTGTTAATGACGCCCAGCGCGGTCAGGTAAGCCGCTCCGCGTTTGTCTGCATACTGCTTATCCAGCGCTACCCGCTTATCGGCAAAATCGCGCTGAATGGCCAGTTGCTGCTGACCCGAGGAGGCATAAGACGTCAGGAACTGATCCAGCTGCTGACGCAGTTGCTGCTCGACCTGAACGGTCTCTTCGGCCAGCTGGCGACGGATGTCAAAGTCGTCTTTGGAGAGCGGCTTGGTTTTATTTAGCTCATCCTGGCGCTTTTTAAGCTCGATCAGATACTGTGATAAACTGCCCGCTTCAGTCTGGGCGGTGCGTAAACTCTCATTAAAGCGATCAATACTGGATTTTTTGCCCGTTACCTGATCCCGCTCATCGATCAGGGCCGATAGGTTCAGCGCACTTTTCTCATCGAGTTTGCCCGATTTGCCCCTCGCTTCAAGTTTTTGAATCTGGGTATTCAAATAATCGACGTACGACTGGCCGGATTTTAGTAACCCCGCAAACTGGGCATCCGCCGCCTGCTGGCCATAGGCCGAAACCCACTTGGTATAGAGCTCATACTTGGCTCGTTTGTCACTCAGCTCCTCATCGAAGGATTTAAGGGCAGTGGCTTTTCTGGCCAGCTCCAGTTGATTCTCCGCATTGAGCTTAATGGCATTCTGCCGGGCAATCTCAGCCGTATTGTCCTTGGGCGTTTTGCCCAGGACCGTATCGACTTTCTTGATGATATTCTCCCAGTAGGTCACCGAGCCATAGGGGCCCACCTTATCGGCATTGCGGGCCGCTTTTTTCTCCTCCGCCGTTAGAACACCACTGAGCTTTCGGTGCTGAGCTTCGAGTTTGTCAATATCGGCCCGAATTTTGGCGTTCTGGGCATCGGAATTAGCGGTCGACAACGACTCTTTTTTGAGTTTGATCTCCTCACCCAGCTGCTCAATAGTTTTGCCCTGAACGGCCTGTACTTTGGTTTCGCCGGCGGTGAGTTCAGCCAGCTGCTTTTTATAGTCGTTCAGACTACCCTCGGCTATTTTATAGCCAAAGCTTAATTTGTCTAAACCTGCCATCAACCGCTCCTGCCGGGCGATGTTGGCTTCAATTTCGGCTTTTGAGTTGGTGCCAGCGTAGATATTTGACAGCGCCTGTTCGACCTGCCCCACCACCTGATCGGCTTCCCGTTTGGTTTTCTGAGCCGCTTCCAAATTCTTCCGGGCCAGTACCAACGGCGAGTCCGCCGTAAGCCCCATACCGATTTGTTGCCGCCCCGTTTTACCCTGATTGGCAATCAGATCATCTTCCGCTTTTTTGAGTTTTTCGGCCGCTTCGGTTTGCTGATCGTAGGCTTCTTTGGCTTTATTCTGACCCGACTCCAGCTGGATTTTCTTGCGCAGCGAGATTAGGTACTGATTGACCGCACTGGTCAGATCAACCGTTTTAGCCCGCTGAAAGTCAAGTCCCGCCACCACATCGGGAGCTACCGATTTTAATTTCTCGTAAGCTATTAACCGCTCCGATTCAGCAACGTTCTGATTGCGAATCACCCCGATCAGAGTTTTAATCTCCCCGCGCTGTTTGTTGAAATTCGAGATGGCTTCTTTGCCCGAATCTGCTAGAATCTCCTGGGATGACTTGAGCTTTTTGGTCTCATCCTCAAACAGCACCACGTAGGTGACCAGGGCGGCCAGGGCCGTGCCGACCAGCACGTACGGATTGGCCAGCATCGTGGCGTTCAGGGCCGCCTGGGCCCGTGACAGCAGTGAGGTGGAGGCAGCTAAGCGTAATTGGGTTGCAGTGAGCGTCGTTCCTGACAGACTGGCCAGCCCCTGCTGAAGGGCCATCGTTTGGGTAAAAATCAGGTTGGCCCGCTGGGCGGTAGACACTAGCAACAAAGCCGCCCGGTAGGAGCCGTAGACCGTCACGCCCACCTTCAGAATATCAATGATATCCTGATAATGCGTAACCACATCGGTCGCCGTGTTGAGCAGATTGGCAATAATGCCTTCGTTCTTCTTGCCAATCTCATTGAGCACAGCATCGTAGGCATCCCCCAGCTTTTCTTTCAGTCCCAGTAAACTCTTGCTTTGGGCGTCGAGGGTTCCGGCAAAAATACCGGAGCCCGATGTCATGCCTTCGATGGCCTTTTTAACCTCGGCAAAACCGACCTTTCCATTTTCGACCAGGGCCCGCACCTTGTCTTCGGCAACCCCAAACTGTTTGGCCAGCTGCGCAATGAGCGGAATACCTGACCCAACGAACTGATTCAGATCCTGAGCAAACAGCCGTCCCTGGGTTTTGGTCGTCCCGTAGAGGTAGGTGAGCCGCTCCAGAGGCAGGCCCAGTCCGGCGGATATATCGCCCAGGCGTTTTAGGGCCGGAATGATTTCGTTTACCGAAAAACCGTAGGCGAGCAGTTGTTTCTGACCCTGACCAATATCCCGAAGCGAGAAGGGCGAGGTAGCCGCAAAGGCCACCCCTTCTTTTAAAAAGGCATCCGCTTTGCTCTTGGAGCGAAGCATGGTCGTAAAGGCTATTTCCAGCTGCTGGAATTCACCCCGGACCTTTATAATCTGTTCGGGAAGGCCCGAAAGGGCCTGAAACGAGAAATAGCCGGCGGCTAATTGGCCTAAACGCTTAAAGGAATCATCTATCTTGGCACTTTCACGAGCGACGGTATTTGAAAATCCAAGCACCTTCCTTTCAGATTGCTCAAGCCAAGCCCGAAAGTTTACATCATTGATACTGGCATTGAATGAAAGTGCTCCATCAACTGAATTCATTTCGACCTTGCCTTAAAAGTGCTTATAATTTAAGCATTAAAGGTAATAAAAACCTTTTATTAATAGATAGCGTCAAGAAGGGCACTGAGCAATTGACTATCAATTCATTAAAGAAAAATATAGTCAAAAATTATGTTGCTCAGACGAATAGCAATACCGACTAAGTACTTATCTTAAGTCAATTTTTATCCAGCCAATAGATTTAGACGATTAATAAACACCTTAAAACATTGGATATGCAATACTCTGTTTTTACGCACGGGACGGCTGTTGAAGCAGAAAACCTTTCTGTTCTGACAGGATTTGTGAAAGTTGGCTGGGGAACGGTAATTTCATTGAAAGAACCGCCTAAAAGTACAGTTGGTAATCTTGACGTTAGAGATATGCAGGGTCCGGGAACTTGGTTTCATATACCCCTGACGTCTACCTTAACGACCTTTGGGCGATCGAATCCTTACTTGGTTAGCGTCACCCTATTAATCGAAACAAAATACTGTCGTATAACAGACATACATGTTTACGATGGGGCCGAGATTGTTGAGGAATTTGGCGGTACTTCCGGAGATCTTTCCCAGTCAAGAAACAGTAAGGACATAAACCCAGACAGTCCTCTTGCGATACCGGAAACATTTAGCAATACCAAAATACTGGTAAGGCCCCATAAACTCTTTTCCGCCATTGGCATATCATTTTTTGCGACTTCGTTCGAAGATGACTATAAAGATGAGAATGGAATAAAATTTAGAGGTCGTTATCCCCAGGCGACCTTGATCGTTTCGGGTGCTGGTGCTCAGTATATGGTGGCAGACCCTCTTAAAATACCGTTGTCTGACAGAATAGCAAAAGCTTTCGATTCTATAGTACGTGTATTTAAACCCTAGAATATAGGACTTAAGGCCTAATAATCAATTGATTTCTGTTTTACCATTACCTCATTAAAAACTCACCAATAAAGCGTTTGCAACTAGGCCATGTAATAGTACTGGTTAATACATAGTTTAAGTGCCTTATAATGTTTGCCTACAGCCGCAACCTACTTGGTTGCGGCTGTTTTTTTTATTCCGGTACGTACTGCCAAAGATAGCTGTCGCGTGAAGTTTTTGGGTAAAATCGCCGGGTTTTGCCGTCCCACTATTGGCCATTACAGGCATTCATTATTGATGTTTTCCCTAGCTCCAATACCTTACTTGCCCACTTATAATATACAGAAATTTTATTTCATTTCTTTTTCCTAGCAGCCACTATGTATTCAATTATCGGTATATCAAAGCTAAGTGTTACAAAGGTATTTTCTCTTTTATAAAGGTTTGTGTTAAACGGCCGGGCTAACCCCAGATTGAAACCTAAACCGTTAAAAAAGGTAAGCCCTACATTGGCACCTATAAAGCCAGATGAAAAATTACTATCTGTCCTTAAATTAGCCACGTTATACAGTACGCCCGATGCATATATACTGAAATACATGTCAGCGATAAGCGGCTCTTTTCTTGGAATTAATGTTGTATAATACGTTCCCCAAAATCTATAGGTTTCCCCAGGCTGGAAAGAATTAACATATTTCCAATCAGCAACTTTGACCCTAAGGCCAATCTTTTCAGACGCTAAATATATATTTTTAAGGTTTGTTTTATTTTCACTTAATTGATTATTATATAAAAACAAACCATCATTTATACCGATATTGAAATAGGGCCTTGGTACTAAGGCCAGATGACCAATACTGCTTTTTCTAGCTATATTATTATATTTTTGATCTAGTGCCTGAATTAGAGACTCTATGTCTACATACAATACACCACTTTCACTTGGTGTGGCTTCCTTATACTCAATTAAGGTATAATCTAAGGTAAAGTTAATAACATTAGCTGCTGTATTATTTAAATCAGTTTGTCTGAGTAAACTGATTAGGTTGATTAATAGCTGTTTGTAGTTATCATATTGTTTTTTATCTAACTTATTTATATCAAATCCATCACTCTCTAATCCACTTACTAAGATATATATACGGCTAATATAGAAAGCGAAGTTATTGAGCTCGCCTATCTTACCGGTGAAGATTTGAGCAGTTAACTCTTCCATATTTTTAAAAAGACCTATATACTCTGGTGTAGCCTTAATATTTGTTTCTTTTTCATCAGTGTTATAAAGCCGCTTAAACTTACTATCTGATTTCCACCAACTTTTAAAATTGTCTTCATTTCTTAAACTAGAAACAAATAATTTTTTATCAGTAAAGGTTTTACTGGCTCTCAAGTAATCAAAAGAAAAATCTATTAAGAAATTTATCAAATATTGTTTAGTGAATGCTTTATTCGATAAAGATTTGTTCTTATTACTAATTACTTCTTTCTGCTGTTGAATCTGTGATTGCTGCTGTTGATACTGCACTTGCTGCTGCTCCACTTGATTTTTATTAGCCTCATTTGTTTTAGCAGGATCCTTTTTTATCTGATTAAATTGTTCATTTAAGAATTCAGATGAGGCTAATGAAAAATTTATATTTTTATTTGTTTCAACAAGTAACAAATCACTTATGACTAATTTTTCATTAGTTGGTATTTTTTGGTCATTATCAATTTTTGCAATTATTTGTAAATTATCAATAAAGTCTACATGGTCTGGATTTTTTGGATCCCCATACTTTTCTAGCAAAGCCGCTGTATAGCTATATACTAAGGCAAATTCTATTAAACTATTCGTTGTTTTTTGAGTAATTATTTTTTTATTCTTCTCCAAGGTCAAATTTCGCATTGTATTATATATGTAGTAATATAATACGAAGTTCTTTTCTTTATCACTAGACTTGATGAAATTATTTATAATAAGATTTTTAAAAATCCTTATCTGTACCTCTTCTTGTTTTGCAGCAATTATATCAGATAAGATTTCGGTATTAATTGTACCTTTTGTGAAACCAAATCCATTACTACTATACTCAAGTTTTTGACTAAAACACTTTTCATTAATCATGAAAGTAAAAAGCAAAAAGGCAAACAAGATGGTAGAGGTTCGCATAATTAATAATTTGACTTAAATGAAAATATGAGAATTGTTCAGTGCTGCAACCTACCAAGTTGTAAAAATTTAAAAAACGGGGAAATCACCCTTTATTAGTTGAAAATATTATATATGGTATTTATTGGCCCAGCCGTTTGAAGCTCTCATCGATGCGCGAGGTTTCCCGGACGACAATACTGGAAAAGCCCAGCACGCGCCGTTCGGCCTGATCCAGCCAGGTGCGAAAGTTGACATCATTGATTCCTGCGTCAAAAAATAGAGAGCCGTCGGACGTTTGCATGCTATACGGGTAAATTCTTTAAAATCCTCTCAGCCACTTCTTTGGTCAGCGGCTGCTCGGCCTGCTCATCGGTCTTCTCCTTTTTTTTGCTGGCTTCATACCCCGGCGCATCGATCATCATGCGTTCCAATAGCCCCCACCGAATGCCCCAGTGCAAATACTGCCAGCTCCAGTGGTAGTGGGCGCAGATGCTGCCCCGGGTGCCGAAGGGGCTTTTCAGGCCCGTGGTTTTGCCGGAGTCTCTATCCGTACCGGCATTGTCGTCCGTTCCTTTGCGGACATCAATCGAATAGAGTTGATAAAATCCCCGATATTGCTCAAACTGTTAATGACCAGTACCAGCCTCAGCAGCGTCTGGGGCGTCAGGTGCCACAGTAAGTAGCGACTCAACAGGCCCGTGCACAGCCTGATTCTCCACTGACTGTTCAGAATGGCCATGGCCACGATGCGGGCGCAGCGGGTTACGTGCGCACGGGTCAGGTGTTTGGTCTCGCTCAGCCAGTCGGCTGCCAACCGCTCTTCGCTTAGGTCCAGGTGAATAAATTCCGCACTGAGCCTATCAAGCGTACCCAGATAAGGCTGTTGAAGCAGAAAACTCCGATCAGGCTTGCCAATATACCGCAGTAGGCTCCGTTTGGGCACCGAGAAGCGCATGCCCCGTTCGATCAACACATCCAGTTCCTGCTTTTCGGCCACTCGCTCATCAAAAGATTGCATAATTAGTAGGGTAGGCAGGTGACCTTTATGGCCATTTGCATTCTAAAAAGTATACTGTTACAAAAACTGATCTTCATACTGTTACTTATACTGATCTTGTTACTGTTGTTACTGTTGTTATTTTAATGGATGAACTGGAATTCCGACTGGGTGGAGCTGGTCGGAATTTTTCTTTGGCGGGCTGACCGGATTGACCCACCGGACGGCGGCCTCACCCAGCTGACGCTTCATCTCAAAAAAGGAGCAGATAGCTTCCCCGAAGGTGTCAAACCGGTAAGTCTGCGTGCATCCGTCAATCTGGATTTGGTAGGGATACTCAGCGTTCCACATGATCATTAGAAGCTAATCCAGTACTAATTGGTAATGGTTAAAGTTGACGCTTTTGCTGTATTCGGTATGGCCGAATCGCTGTTGGTACCCGTCGTCAGTTGAATTGGCCGGGTAATCGTGGTATGATAACTGCCGGTGTTGAGCGTGTAGGGCACGGTTACATTCCGGGTCGTATTGTTCATGAAGATACTGCCCAGAATAAACGGGGTATTATCATCCACGTAGCTGCTTCCGGTGTTATGAAACACGAGGTAGGCGTTAAAACTTTCCGGAAAGTTCTCGTCCTGAATCACCGGCTTGTTGGTCGGCACGTTCCCGTTCAGCGTATTTCTGACGACTCGCAGGTTCGTTGAAATCGTACCCCAACTCGTTGTTACCCCGTGCTGGATGGCCTGAAGACCAATGCTGGCTCCATTGACCAGATCGGTTTCCGCCGAAACCGTGTTATCATTGATATTCAAATTGATGACCGGCGTAAACTTTCGTTTGGTCGCGCTTAGTACTTCCTCAATGGCGGTAATGTCAATCGCGCCCGAATTGGTCAGTACATTGTTGGCTATATCGCCCCCGTACTGCGGAGCGTGGTACATCGTAATCCCTCTGGCTTCATTGTCGAAGCTATTGTTAACAATGGCATAGTTCTCCAGGCCCCAGTTAAAAATCGCATACGTAGACGTTCCATCCGGCACAATCGCCCACGGACTACTAACGGTTAACACGGTAGCAGTTCGACTGGTAATCGTTCGCCACTGCCCAAACCCCGTACCCTTTATAATCATGACGACCGGAGCCTGATCAAACGTTGTCGGCCAGGCTTTGGTCGCATCCGTTAGTGTCGTGGTGGTCGCGCTACCCACGGTCCCCTGATCAAAATCCGGGTTCGTCGGCTGTTCGGCAAGGATGGCTTCCCCATCATTCAGGTTTCGGGGTACCGTGCCGTTGGTCGTTTTGAATGCGTTCCGGGCAATGTAGGCACCTTTGACGTTATTAATAATGACCTTGTGAACGTCGTCGGTGGTATTGATTTTGCCAATCGACAGGTCCCGGTCAAACACGTTGTTTTCCAGAAACACATTTTTCGCTTTGTCAGCGTAAATGTGCATCGTCATACAACGAATGGTTGTACCAATAACACTCAGGTAATTGGTTGACGCGTTGCGGATGGCTCCGTGCAGGATCGTATTCGGGCCGTTAACCAGCGTACTGTTTTTGACAATGATTCGGCTGGAGTTGTTAAACTCAAACCCATCCTGTTTGCCCTGATTCCAAACGACATCTTTTATAAAAAAGGTTTGACCATTGACCAGCCCGGCACTAAACCCACTGGTTGCCGTGCTCAGGTTTGTCAGGGTCAGGTTGTATAAACCCGCATTGGATTTACTCCCATCAAAGTAGACGACCTTACTAATACTGGTTCCAGCCCCGCCATACTGAAGGATTGTACCCGCCGTACTGGTCCCCATCAAGACCACATTGGCAGGCATATCAACCCCCGCGAACGGACTACCGGTGGCCGTAAGGCTATAGACGCCATCGGGCAACACCAGACACCCGCCCCCGGCACTACTTCGCGTATTTAAGGCCGAATTTAAGGCCGATAAAAAGCCGGTTTGCTGGGCATTGAAACCAGTAAGGGTAGTCGAATTGGCACCGGTACAGACCGGGAAGCGGTTCGAAAAACCAATTCCTAAACCGAAATTGTCGGTTGTACCCACAATGGCAGTGACACCGGTAGCCGTATTACCCGTTTCATCTATAACCTGAGTTTCGGCTAGTGACCCCCCGACACCATTGGACACAAATACACTGTACGTTTGCCCTACTGTAATGGCTAGAGGGCACGTTACATTGATTTTGTAGGGGTCTGATCCGGTAGCTACATACGTACCGTTTAGGCTGACCCCATTCGTTTGCGAGACAAACCGGATGGTTGGGGTATAACCCGGAACAATCAGGTTTCTGCCCTTGATTGCTAACGGCCCACCCGCATAAATGTCAGGCGAGTTGAAATTTGTGGCTCTGGCCCGGTTTATATGGCGGCTGTAAGATTTGCCTGTTCCTGACTTAATAAAGAACGTATAAACGGCATTGGCAGGCAAGGCCGGAAATCCCGGCAGCCTGACCTTCACGAAGTTGGTCGTCTGGCTGACAATGGGTAGGCTAAAGTACGGGGTTTGGTCATTTAGTGATGCCTGTACCGTGACATTCGCCGGAAAGGCACCCTGTATACTGACTTCTTCACCGGGCAGGGCCGTTTCATTATGCCAGAATATTTGTAAGGCCGAATTGAGCGTCAGGCTGGCCGTTGACGTTGGCAAGGCGCCGATCAGCGAGTTGGTAAGCAACTGATTCGTATAGTACTGGGTAGCTAACGTATTAACCGTATCGACTGCAGCACCAGTCGGTGCCGCTACGGTTGTTACACCGATCACCCGACCTTTGGAATCCCGGACTACCGACGTAATCATCTGCCCTATTCCACCTACGGTACCAGCCGTACCTACATCGCTAAGAGCCGCATCGGGCAAAGGACCCGTATGATTGGCCCGGTTTTTCAGGTTGGCGTCCGTATCGTTGGCTGTAGCGCCACTGGCAATAGTACCCAGCTTGGTTTTCTCGCTGGCTGTATAGGCTTTATTATTCGTTCCATCAGGTACAACGTCCTGATTCAAGGTGCCCAGCGTTTTATCCCCTTTCAGGTACTGTGCCGAGGTGCCTGTTGGCAGGGCTGGCTCTTTGCCAGCGACAATACCTAGATCAGCTGTTCGGTTGCTGTTATAGGTGCTAGCCGGCAAGGCCGATGCCGCCGTAGCCGTGGCACTATTGGCCGTGCTCAGGGCGGTGTTGGCAGTTGATTGGGCGGAGGTAGTTGCCGCCTGATCAGTCGTCCGATTGGTCGAATAGGTTGATGCAGGCAGGGCCGCACTGGCTACGGCGGTCGCACTGTTAGCCGCGGTTAGTGCCGTATTGGCGGTGTTTTGCGCATTCGTGGTCGCGGCCTGATCCGTGGACCGATTGGCCGTGTAGGTGCTGGCAGGCAAGGCGTTACTGGCCGTTACCTGCGCAGTTGCCACGGCCGTGCTCAGGCTATTCGCTTTGGTGGTCAAGGTGTTGAACCGTGGGTCGGTATAGGCTCTTGATGCCACCACAGCGGTATCCACCGTAGCCGTACCCGATGAGGGAGATACCGTCGTGGCGACCAAATAGGCCAGTACTGTTGCCTCAACAGTGGTACCGTAGGGCGTTCCGGACTGATTGAGCAGTTTGGCTGGTGGGTAATAGTCGGCCGTGCCGTAAATTTCGACCGTTACCAAAGAACTGGTAAATGCCCGAACCGACACCGCTGAAGCGGAATACTGCTCGGGCTTATTGCCCAGCGAATCGGTCCGCAAGATGTTATCGCCCACCCGGTAGAGCCGGACGGCTCTGGGCTGAATGCGCTGGGCGGTGGCGGCCAGACTACCCAGCAGAAAGACAAACGTAAACAGGAACTGTCGATGAAAAAAAGGGCGCATGGCAGTGTAAAAATAGGCATCCGGTAGGTTTTACGATACCGGATGCTGGTGGATTATTCTCCGAACTGAATGACACCCACACCCGTTTTGGTGGGTTTAAGGGCCGTAATGGTCACCGCAATCACAAACAGGTTGGTGCGCGATAATTCACCGTCCAGTTTGGCCGTGACTGACCCCCGGGGAATGATAATAATGAGTCCATCGGCGGGGGTGATCTTGACCGTTTTCTCAATGGTCGGCAGTGTATCAGGCCGGTTCCAGATCTTGTTGGGCGAAGTGCCCGCAGCGGTGCCACCGAACAATTTGGCCATCGTGTCCGTATCGGGGTTGGCAATCGAGAAGGTCAGGGTGATATCACCCGCTTTACTCTTCTCATAAACGGCCGCATCCTGCTCTTCGACAAAGAACTGGGTTTTTGTTGGATCGGCTTCATTGAGCTTGCCTGTGCCTTCGAGCGTGAGGCCATACTGGGTCAGACCCGTGGTACCGGGCCCGCCGTCACTGGCCACATCGGCAAATTCAATCTTGGCAATACCTATCGTGTATTTTCCCATGATCAGGAATGATGTTTAAGATGGAAAGAATTGAAAATCAACGCGGACGTTGATGTAATGCATGGGAATTTCCTCCGCCGGAATGATGGTGATACTACCCAGGGTGAAGCTGTGCGTCTGGGTGAAGGACTCGCTAAGTATCGTAGCCGCCTGCCCTTCGAGGTACTCCAGTCGGGCCGTATCAGGCACTGGCTGAGAATTCCCGCCAACGGTGATCAGCAGATCAGGCACGTAGATATTGACATTCGCCGTACCCAGCTGCACCTGTGACCCGTTTACGGGTAACCCGTTAATGACGATATCTTCCAGCGTCGACCCGTTGGGCCTGCTCATCTTGTAGAGCGAGCCGGTGACTAAACCGGTCAGGGCTGTAACTGACACATGAGCGTAGAGGATGGAGACCATTGTCGAAGGCGTTTTCATCGAGCCTGTGCGTCTAGTTTTAAGCTTCTCAGCAGTTTAGGCAGTTCGGTTTTGGCCTCCTGCTCGGCACTGGTGAGTACATCCAGCCCCCGACTCTCCACCGACACCGCGTAGTTCATGCCCGCTACCACAATCAAGACGTACCCCTGGGCATATTCTGCGGCCAGTCGTTTGGCCATGGCCAGTCCCGCAACAGCTCCCGAAAGACCGCCCCTGGTGGAGCGGAATTTGCGGTTGCCTTTTACGGCTACGGTGATCTGGGCGGTGGGCCTGAAATTCGAGCGGACCACCACGCCGTATTTCAGGACGAGGTAGCCGATGGAGTTTCTCAGGTTTCCCGTCTGATCGCGGTAGGTGTTGGTCGAGCGGCCAATGTTTACGCACTGCTCCCCCAGATAAAACAGGGTATTCAGCACCGCTTTTTCCCAAGTCTGTAGCTTTTTTTGAATCACCGAATGAATGTCATTCCGGGAAAAATTAGGCGTTAGACCCATAGCCTGGAGTGGAGCTGGCCTTTGGAAAACCGCTTGACCCTTCCCGACACGCGAACCGTATTGCCCTCCCGAACCTCGATGGGTGTTCCCTCAGATAAAACCGGGCAATAGGTCGGCAGCTGAATCAGGGACGCAAATTCCGTGACCGTTGAATCCTCGAGCGTTAGGGTCTGACCCGCTGCGCTCTCCTCATCCCGACAGGGAGCGGTGTTGACCCAGACGGAGCTACTGGCCAGAAAGTTACCATTGGCATCTTTAATGGCCCCGCCCGACTGGGTTTGCACCCACAGACTATATGGATACTGTTTTACCATAGATTCGATCGGTCAACAACCGATGGTTCACTGGTGGCAGTCAGTCCCAGATCAGATCGAAGTTGGTTGCAGTACACCTGCACAGCCGATCGATCCCACTTGAGGCTCATGCCTCCTTCCGTTACATCCGGCATGGCCAGCAGATCAGTCAGCACCGAGAGAAGAGCCGTTTTGACCGCTGCCGACTGCGCTTTGCTGTAGGTGTCCGGCCCGTTGAGGTCTTGATCAACTAAAAGCGTGTCCAGGCGAACGGGGGTTAGCTCAATCGAGTAGACGGCGAGTCTGTCGGTGATGGTCTCTGAAATGCTGGCCATGACGAGGTAGAAAAAGGGAGTTAAGGCTTACTGGGCTGGTGGCGGAGTTTGCTCGGCTGGTTTTTCGATCTCTATCAGCCCACCCGCTTCGAGTTTGGCCAGCCGGTCAGCGTTAAAGTCACTGACGTCATCGCCTACCTCGTAGACCACATCGAAGTTGTTGATGCAGCGAAACTCAGCGATCACCGTGGCTTTGGGGCCTGGGGCCCCTTCCGTTTTTTTGTCTTGTTTAGCCATTATGCCTGAACTGTTTTGGTGTCGAGCGAATAGATTTGATCGACGTTCACAATAACCGGTACCACGCGTGCCTGCGAGCTGGTAAATTCAGCCAGCGGGTCATTCTTGCCAAATTTTGACACCAGAATGTAGTTGCCTGACTTCTGGTAGGTCACGCCCGAAACGGGACGATTCTCCTCCGCCAATCGGGCGTAGGTAAGCGTACCTACCTGCTCGCTGTTGAGAAAGACCATCATGCCATCCTGCCAGGGTTTAATGGGCGTCTGCACACCGTTTTTCTCATAGCGGACCGTACGATCGACCACTGTGAACGTGCACCCATAGCGGGTCGAGAAGAACTTTGTCATCTGATCCCGGTCCAGTGAAGGAACGTTGGTGCCCGTGAAGCCTGCCGAGAAGGCAAACAGATCCTTGATCTGTTTGGCATTCGAGAGGTAATTTAGCGCCGTCGAATCCAGCATGATGTTGGTGATGACGTTGCCATCCGCTTTGGCTTTAGCCAGTACCCGCTTGATATCGTCGTCGGGCGTAGCGGTTGTAGCCGATGACCACAGGACCGCTACGCCGAATTTATTGGCCGTGTAGTAGCCGAAATCAACCCGGATACCCGTTCCGACATTCTCGGTATCTTCAATCAGGGTTACCCCAGTTGACAGACCACGTAAAAACATTTCTTCATTCCGCTCATCGATACCGCCGATCACTTTTACAACATCGTTGAAGAGTTTAGCCACGATCTGGGCGTCGGTTGCCCCCTGGGCAATGAGCGTGTCGAGGTCTGTCAGCTGCTTCTCGTTGAGTTGCAACTTCATACCCAGTTTGGGAATATCGCCACTGAAACGGCTGATCGAATCGCGCTTTTTAAGCGGCAAAGCCGAATCCATGGCAACCACATCGGCGGCTACCAGCGTGTTCTGGGTGTTGATCGATTCCCATTTACCGGTAACGCTCAGATCCTCCGTCAGCATCGTCTTATGCAGATAGGTAGGCCCGTTGGTCGAATTGTTAAGCGTTGCCGTGGTGCGCAGTACGATGCCTGGAAAGTACTTGGCTACCCACTGGAGAAAGAGTGACTGTTCCATTAATCAGCGCGGAATAAAATGAGTGGAAGCGCTGCTTTCACAGCCGTCAGAATCGTAGCGATGTCCATGGGCGTAGCCGATGGATTCACGGTTCCCCGGACCATAATGGCCGCCATGGGCCGTTTGGTCGTGACCGTTGCGACTAAAATGCCGGCATAGACGTGGCCGGTGGGCAGGGCCTGATAGGCCGTTGCCCCGGTGTTGACGGGCATGGGCTTGAAATTGCCCGTACTCGTCTCCTGAATGATGACGTGCCCTGCCTGGATGACCTCGGCCTGGGTATAGGAGGTGACATCCAGTGAGCGACCGCCCTCAATGGTTTCCAGATTCTTTTTGATAACGATCGACTCGTTACCGGTCAGAATCTGCGAACCCGTATTGGTGAGGTTTGTGTACATAACTTACTTAGACTTAGCGTTTGGCAAAAGAATTGACATGGCACTGTCCAGCTCCTGATCGGTAGCTGTTTTACCTGTAGCTGTACTCGAAGCCACAATCGGCCGCCGATTCAGAGATAAACTCGTATTGGCTTCCTCCTGAATAAATTCCGCCGAGTCCGTCTTGACACCTTCCAGAAACGAGGTAAAATCCTCATCCTTGTCAAACTTCATTAAGCCGAAGTTCTTCAGGATCATGTTCTTGAATTTGTCAGGGGCGTCCTTGAGGGCTGTTTCCAGTTGTGATTTGCGCGTGTCGGCTGATTTGCCCATCTCGATTGCCGCGATCTTAGCCGACAGAGTATTGTTCTGTTCGATAAGTGCTTTGGCCCACGCTGGGGTATCATCCGGTACGGGTGCAGGGGCAGGAGCGGGTGCAGGCGGGTCTGCGGGCTTTTCTTTGGCTTTGGCGGCCGCTTCGGTTGCCCGGCGATCGGCCTCTGCCTGAAAGGCTTTTAGCATCCCCTCTACGGCCGTCACTGCCGCATCAATTTGATCCTCGGATGTTACACTGGTTTCCAGATAAGCCAGTATCCCATCAATTGCCTTATCACTGAAGCCCAAGTTTTTATACTTGTTCACCAGTGCCAGTCTAATCTTCTCTTTCATGATCTCACCCGCTTTGTTTACAGAGTAGTGACTGCAAATATATCATACCTGCTTATAATGAAAGCACTTTTCCACTATTTTTACAATATCTAATTGACTATCAATCAGATACTTAACCTTAAATTTCTCAAGTTTATGTAAGCGAAACTAATTAACTACGAGCCCGGATTTTCAGCCTTGAAAATCACCCGGATTTGTCTCACGCTCAGGGCTATACGCCATAGATTTTACGCCAGAAACTGAGCGGGAAACTAAGCCACTTTTCAAGCAGGATTTAACGCAGAAAACTAAACATGCACTTTGGCTATGGAATTGCCTAATCGCTCAAAATTCATTCCCTTTTCGCTCACCATCGTCGATGTGGTGGAGATGATCAATGCGGCTACGTTGGTCATAACCGGCTACAACATCGGCAACAGTGCGGGCTGGTTTGCCATCAGCACCGGGGCTATTTATGCGATCGGCAAAAAGTTTGTCGAACTGGCAAAAGCCAAAACGCCGTTTGAACAGTCCACGCCTATCCTGCCCACCCGGATCGAGACCGACCCGGCCACCTTCGAGCTGGCTAAACCCTAAAGCGATGCTGAATTTCTTTAGCCAGTTCGGCCTGATGGGCAAATGGTTTACCCGGATCATTCTGGGCGTCGGCATCTTTTTGCTGCTGCGCTGGGTATGGATCTGGTTCTGGTATTCGCCCGAGAACTGGAATGGGACGGCCGAATCCTATAAGCTACAGGCGGAGGCCTTCAAACGGCATATCGATACGCTGCAAGCGGATTCGACCAATAAGCATCTGGACATCATTAATCTGGAGGGCGTCATTGTCATGAAGGATTCGGCCCTGGCCAAAGCGGGTCGTGAGTACAGAAAACTCGAAGGGGAGATTCAAAAGGCCCTGGCGTACGGAGCTGGCTGGAAAGACAAATTTACCCGTCAGGTAGCCTCATCCGACAAACAGGTGGAGATCATGACAAATCCCCAGCGGCAGCAGGCTTTACAAACGGCTCTTGAGAAAAACGGGACCCTTCCCCTTTCGCCCGTTCTGCTCACCTTCAACTCACCCATTGTCGTGAAAGCCTCCCTGCAAACGGCCAATCGGGAAAAGATCCAACGCGATATCATTGACACGCTGGGCAATTCAGTCGGTCACTACAAAGCCGCCACCGAGCGGCTGGGTTCGGGGCTGGTCATGGCAAAAGGCGGCCTTATCGATCTGAGCAGGCAGGCCCAGGCTAATCAAAAGGGCGGCATACCCATCCTTCGCCACCGGGCCGTCAAACAGAATAAGCAGATTCAGGCCAAAGCGGACACGCTGATCAAGAAAATTGATGAGGTGAGTGATCTGGAGAAAGACCTCAACAAAAAAAGCTATGAGAACTAATGGAATGGAAAGCGGAATATGGCCTGATCCTTTTTTTGGCGTTTGCCGGTGTGACCTACCGCTTAACTCAGGGGAAAAATGATGAATCAAGCTCCATCCTGGCCCGGCTCTACGCCCAGTTTTACGCCTGGTTATTTACCGCCGTAGTCAGTATTGGCCTGCTGATGATGCTGTGGAGCTGGAATTTAGTGATCGTCTGTCTGGCGACGCTTTTGCTGAGTCCGGTCTCCGAACGATTTATCTGGCTATGGATGAAGGGCCAAAACTCATCCAACACAGTACTCCAATACATTAAGCGCTTCCGTAAAACCTGGAGTGCCATGGAAAAAAACGACTCAACGAATGAAAACAACGAAACCGAATCATGAACTACGAAACGACTATGAGTTTTGCCTTAACCTGCCTGGCGGGTCTGGCCCAGTACGGGGCCTTACTACTTAATGTGGAGACCAAATCAAAAATCTGGAAACGGGGCATCTGGATTGGCATGATTGGCTGTGCCTACAGTGCGGGCGGCTTTGCCCTGCCACGGGTCGAGCTCTACCCCTGCATGAGCTTCATTATTTCCGTCACCGTCATGCTCTGCTGCGTAGTGCTGTCCTATCTGGTGGCTCCCCTGCCCGCAGGCTTCACCCAGATTCAGTTAGCTGAGCGGACCGAGCTTCGGCATAATACCATTCGGCAGCTGGGCATTGGACTGGCCGCTACAGTCGTACTGGCCACCGGGGTAGCCTTTATGCAGGGTCAAAGCGCTGATAACCGGATCCAGCTGGGTTTTGCGGGCGTGGTCTACCGGCTGGCCGATGAGGTGAAATCACTCCATGAAGCCGTGACCACGCTGACGGGAAAAGTCAATAAACTCGAACAAAAGGTAGATGCCCGGGCGGCTAAGGATTCCATTGCGGCTAAGCGGTCCATTCGCAATCAGGAAGAACTTTTAAAGCGTAAACGATAAGTCGTATGTATCAAAACAAGCAGTTTCTCAAGCAGCTTCAGGCCCTGCTGATGGCCCATCCCGATATGACCTGGGAGTCGGACGGATCCGAACCCATGCAGCCCGTACGGCTGGCCTGGCACCGACTCTACGATAAAACCAAAAGCGGTTATACCCGCTGGGGGCAGGAGCCCGATGGGGATGCTGAAGATCGGCTCACCTATCAAGCGGATAATGATGTGGAAAATGGCCACATGGCCGATCTGAAAGCTATGTTTTCAGGAAAACAGCTGATCTCCATCAAACGAGAGCAGATAGGGCAGCCAAACCCTGAGCATCCCATCTATTACGATCTTTACATTCTGGCCCGCTTTGGCTGGTGGTACGTGGGTTTTCGGACTAAACTCATCGAGACCTAGACGATGCTGACGACTCCGCAACCCTACCAAAATTTTGGCCCTCTGCTCTCCTATCAGCAGGCGATCAAATCCGACACGGCTATTCGAAAGGGTATTGACAATACACCCTCTCCGGCCATTTACGCCAACATGCAGCGGGTGTATCAGGATTTTTACGTACCGATCTGTGCTCACTTTGGCCGCTTGCCCATCACTTCGTTTTATCGGTCCCCAAAGCTTAATGCGGCCATTGGCGGAGCCAGTAAATCGGCTCATCTGTACGGCTGTGCCATCGATATTGATTGTGATGGACTTTCGACCGTCACCAACAAAGCGCTCTTCGACTGGGTACGGAGAAATCTTCTGTTTGATCAGTTGATTCTGGAAAACCCCGATGCCCACGGCAATCCCGCCTGGGTGCATGTAGCCCATAACCGGGATGGGCAGGCTGAGAGGAACCAGGTCATGAAAATGGTTTGGGTGAAGGGCAAACAACTTTATGAGTACCTGTAATTAACCAGCAACCGCAACATGCAGCACTGCGTCGATAGAACCATTTCATCCTGTTTTCACTACCTGGGCACTCACTCCAAGCCCATGCTGGATGCCTTTCTGACGGCCAACGGAGGAAAGCCCGCTGAGGAGCTAACCAATGGCACGGCCATCTTCTCCTCCCAGTTCAAAATCGAGGAACGGCTGGTGTACGTCAAGCCCGGATCGTGGGTACAGGTCAAAGGCAAAGGTCAGTTCTTTACCCACACCAACGAAAAGTTTTTAGAGCGTTTCGCCCTGGTGGAGAAAAATAAACCCACAGCTGAGCCTAGTCAGCCGGTCAAAAAAGAAGGTGTGCTGGCCGGTCTAAGCCATGTTAATGCCCCGCTATGGCTCAGCAAGCTCATGAGCCGACAGCCGGGCAGAAAAACCACCTCAAGTAAATTGAAAAAGTAAATTAAAGTCACTTATGACGGCCATTCAGCAACGTTTTGTACAGGAGTATACTGTCGATGGCATTGGTGCCGCTGCGGCTGTACGGGCGGGCTACAGTAAAAAAACGGCTAAACAGAAAGCCTACGAACTACTGCAAAATGAGGAAATAGTCAACGCCATTAAAGAACGCTGGGTATCGCTGGCCATGACGGCCGAAGAAGCGACCAAACGACTTTCGGACATTGCCGCAACCCGTCTCAATGATTACATCACCGTCGAGGAGGTCTGGGATACACCGATGATTAAAAAACATCTCTCAGTCCTTATCGCTGAACTGCAACTGGAGCTAGACATTGAAGAGGAAGTAGCCGACCGAACAGGGCTATTCGATGGCAATGGGGAAACTTCCAAGAAAGACAAAAAACTGACTGAAGCGCAGGATGAATTCTTTCTGGAACAGGCCAAACGAAAGCGTCAGATCGTCCGCTACGAGGTCGAGCTGGAAAAGAACCCCATGGCGTACCGATTTGTGAAGGGCGAACCGATCCTCATCAAAAAACCCAGTGTCAACCTCATCGAACTGGCCAAGGCTCAGGAACGTGGCAACATTAAAAAGATTTCCTTTAATGAACGGGGACTGCCCTCGGTCGAAGGCTATGCAGCCGACAATGCCATGCAGACGATTCTGAAGCTAAACGGCAAACTCATCGACCGGCAGGATCATACCACGAAGGGGGAATCGCTCAACAAAGGATTTTTGGATTTTCTTAAAAAAGTCAACAGGGCCTGATGACAGCACAGCAGAAAGTAGAGCTGGAAGTCGCCGGGGAAGCCGCCATGCGGGCCTTCACCTCCGACTGGTGTTTGTTTGCCCGGGAAGTACTGGGGGTGAACCTCGACGGCGAACAGGAGGACATTCTGCGTAGTGTTCAGGTCAACCCACGTACCAGTGTGGCGTCGGGCACGGCCCGGGGAAAAGATTTTGTCGCCGCCGTGGCGTCGGTGTGCTTTATGTTTCTGACGCCCACTTTCGATGAAGACGGGGAACTGGTAGGCAACACCAAAGTAGCCATGACAGCGCCAACCGATCGGCAGGTAAAAAACATCATGATGCCCGAGATAGCCAAGCTGTTTAGGCGGGCTAAAAAGAATGGTGTATTACTTCCGGGCAGGCTCAACGTGTATGATATCCGCACTGATTACGAGGAGTGGTTTCTGACGGGCTTTAAAGCCAGTGAGCACGATCATGAAGCCTGGTCGGGGTTTCACGCCGTCAACACCATGTTTGTGGTCACCGAGGCCAGTGGTATATCAGATGATACGTTCGGGGCCATTGAAGGAAACCTGCAAGGCAATTCACGCATCCTGCTGGTGTTTAACCCCAACCGGACGGTAGGTTATGCCGCCAAATCGCAGAAGGGCGATCGCTGGAGCAAATTCCGCCTTAACTCCATGACGGCGCCCAACATTGTTCAGCGCCGTCAGGTCATTCCCGGTCAGGTCGATTACAACTGGATTTTGGATAAGCTGGAGAACTGGTGTGAGATTATTCCCCTCAGCGATGTCAAGGAGGAAATGGATGATTTTCTCTTCGAAGGCGTCTGGTATCGGCCCTCGGATATCTTTCGCATCAAGGTCCTCGGCAAATTTCCTAAAGTCGGTCAGGATAGTCTGATTCCCGAGCAGTGGATTGAATCGGCTCAGCAGCGGTGGGTCCGCTACCACAAAACCAAACGCGTGGAACAGTATCCAAAACCGCTCCGGTTGGGCGTCGACGTGGCCGGTATGGGCCGCGACAGTTCGGTATTCTGCTTTCGACACGGCAACATCGTTCCCGAATTCATTAAAAGCAATTCAGGTGGTGAAGCTGATCACATGGAGGTAGCGGGCCGGGTGGTGCGTATTCTCAAAGCCAACCGAAAGGCGTTGGCCTTCATCGATACGATTGGTGAGGGAGCTGGAGTCTATTCGAGGACCAAGGAACTGGGCTTTGACGAGCGGGCCCTCTCGTGCAAATATTCCGAATCGGCCAGTGATGAAGACACCGGGGATCCGCTTACCGACATCACCGGCGAATACACCTTTGCCAACATGCGGGCGTACCTGTTCTGGGCCGTCCGCGACTGGCTTAATCCGAAGAACTATGCCGAAGGCACCCTGGAGATGTATTTGCCGATGCTGCCCCCCGGTGATAATCTGATCGAGGAGGCTACGGAGATCAAATGGAAATTTCAGTCCAACGGCAACATCATCATTGAGCCTAAGGAAGATATCAAAGCCCGGCTGGGCCGCTCGACGGATGAATTTGACGCCCTGGCCAATACGTTTTATCCCGCCCAAAGCTTCGAACCACAGGATTTATCTGGATTTTTTTAACGACACAACTCCATGAATGTAACAGACCTTAAAAAGCTTCTAACCCCACAGGCTGACCAGCAAGCCGACATTGCGGCCATTGTTCAAACCCTTAAAGCCCGGCAGGAGCCACTTGACATTGCAGAGTTTGTCAAACAGTACAATCCAGCCAACCATAAAGCGCTGGATAAGACCATCCGAAAGGACAAGCTGATCAAGCGACCAACGGGCAAAGTATCGGAGGATGGCAAAGAGGAAACCCAGACTTCGTATGTGGCCGTTAACCGGCAGGTGTTTCCTCTGCAAAAGCTGATTGTGGAACGGGCCGTGTCATTTTTGTTTGGCAACCCCGTTAAACTTAATGCGGAGGCTAAAAGCGATAAACAAAAGAAGGTAGTGGCGGCTATAAACCGGATCCTGTATGACAACAAGATCAATTCATTCAACCGGCGTATTGCCCGCGAAATGTTCCGCTCTACGCAGGTGGCTGAATGCTGGTTTTCGGTTGAAGGGGATGAAGCTCACAGTGATTACGGCTTTGAGACCAAATTTAAGATTCGGTGCGTGGCGTTCAACCGGTGGGACGGGAACGAATTTTATCCGCTTTATGACGAGACCGGTGATTTGATCGCCTTTAGCAGGGCCTTCAAACGCCATGATGATGAAGGGCGAACCATCAATTATTTTGAGACATACACCGCTGCGGAATTCATACTGTGGTCCCAAAATAATGGCACCTGGGAGCAGGCTGACCGGATCGCGAACGTCATTAAAAAGATTCCGGTAGTCTATGGCCATCAGGAACAGGTCGAATGGCAGGATGTGCAGTGGTCGATTGAGCGACTGGAGTATTTGCTAAGCAACTTTGCCGATACCAACGATTACCACGCGGCTCCCAAAATCTTTATCGAAGGAAAAATCGATGGCTTTGCCGCCAAAGGCGAGCCCGGACAGATCATTCAGGGAACCAAAGACAGCAAAGCGTATTACCTCAGCTGGAATCACGCTACGGATGCAGTCAAGCTGGAGATCGAAACCCTGTTGCGGTTTATCTTCTCCTTTACCCAGACACCGGACATTAGCTTTGACAGTGTGAAGGGCCTTCGTGAGATTAGCGGAGAGGCCCTGAAGATGCTGTTTTTGGATGCGCACCTGAAAGTGCAGAATAAACGGGAGGTATTCGATGAGTACCTGCAACGACGGGTCAATATCTTAAAATCATTTGTGGCCTTTATGGCTGTTGATTTAAAAAAGGAATCTTCTACCCTACAAATCGAGCCCGAAATTCAGCCCTTTATTATAAACGATGAAAAGGCCACCATTGATAATTTAATGGCAGCTACGGCGGGCAAACCCATCATCTCCCAAAAGTCAGCCATTGCCCAATCGGGACTCGTCGTCGACGTCGATGCGGAATACAAACAAATTCAGGAAGAGGAAAAGATAGCCCGCTCCTTTGACATCCTCAACCCGTCGACCATTTAATGAAAATAGATAACGCTTTCGGTCTCAAACAGACGGTCTATCTCAAAACCGATAAGGACCAGCTTCCCCGCCTGATTACGGCCATCAAGATCTGTCCGGATGGGCTGTTGTATGAGGTTATTTCCGGCATAACCAGCTCCTATCATTATGATTTCGAGCTATCGGATGCCCCGGATGTGATGCTGTCCTCTACCAACTGAGAAAATAAAAAAGCCTACGCATTGGTAGGCTTTTTCGTGGGGTGAGCCTAGTCATAATCGACAGCACAAAAGCTTATCGGCTCATTTGCCAACACCTGTAAACAGGATTTTTACGTTAGCGAAAATTTCCCCCTCAAAAGGAGCCTGTAGTCATAATCGTTGTTCGTGCACGTTCAACGGCTTGCCTAAAAGTCCTATTTTCTATAGCGTGAGGGACGCTGTTCCTTTTCAGGATCATTGCAAATATACAATAGACAATAACGCAGGTCAATAGTAAATTTCATGAGTAACCGCAACCTGACGCCCGACGAGTGGGACAAACTGCACTTTGCCCGAACGGAAGAATACTCCCACCGGGTCGAGCTCATCTACCGATCAATTCTAAAAGAAGCGGCCCGGCTGGCCATTGAACTGAAGGTAGATCCGGACAAAGCGTTTTCCTTCTCTTCCTTTCCGGCGACCGCCCAGCGCGTCAATGCCCTGATGAAATCGCTCTCGAATCAGCTGCTGGTGACGATTCAGAATGGACAAACTAATGAATGGAATCTGGCCAATGACAAGAACGATACGCTGGTGGGCACACTCAGCCACATTGGCCTCTCGCAAGACACGCTGAGCCACTACATGGGCCGCAACCTGGAAGCATTGTCCGCCTTCCAAACCCGCAAAACGAATGGGCTGAACCTCTCCGATCGGGTAGTCAAGTACACCGGTCAGTTCAAACGGGAACTGGAGATGGGCATCGATGTGGGCCTGGGCAAAGGTATCAGCGCCGATCAGCTGAGCCGGGACCTCAGGGCCAATCTGAAGGAACCCGACCGGCTGTTTCGGCGGGTCAGATCCAAACATGGCAGTCTGGTCCTCTGCAAACACGCCCAGGCCTATCATCCGGGAAGTGGAGTCTATCGTAGCTCATATAAAAACATGATGCGGCTTACCCGGACGGAGATCAACACGGCCTACCGGGAAGCGGACTTTCAGCGCTGGCAGAGTTTAGACTTCGTGGTGGGCATCGAGGTCAGGCGGAGCAATAACCCCTACGATTGTGATATCTGCGGACCACTGGCGGGCAAATACCCCAAGGAGTTTAAGTTCATTGGCTGGCATCCCCAGTGTAGGTGTCATGCGGTGAGCATACTGGCCAGTCCCGAGGAGATGCGCCTGCTCAACAAACAGATCCTGGCTGGTCAGGATCCGTCGGGCTTTGAGAGCGTCAATCAGGTCAGTGCCACGCCGGCCGGCTTCGATGCGTGGGTACAGACAAACCGGGACAAGCTGATCAACGCGGTTAAACTGCCGTTTTTCCTATCGGATAATAAAGCCTTCTTTGATCTGAGTAAACCCGCTGCGCCCTCATCGGAACAAATCCTGCTGGCCGATGAGACGTTCAAAAAAGCGATGGAGGACATGAACCAGCGGATCGGCATCGGCCTGCCTGCCAAACTCTCATTGGTAGAAAAGGCGGCCGTCAACAACTATACCCGATCCATTTATTATGATCTGAACCGGTACCTGCGCGGGGTGAGTGTACCGAATCAGGAACTGGTAGAAGCGATGAGTGAAACGCTGTCGACGGCCCTTGCCAAACTGCCCTCCACCAAAAAACGAGTGTACAGGATTGCGGATTATTCCTCATCCGACATTGAGGCCATCCGGCAGGCAATGCTTAAGAAGCTACCGTTGAGTTTTCCTTCTTTTACCTCCACGTCAGTGAATCCGGGCCTGATCTTTGAGGGAAATGTCCGCTTTGTCATCACCGGCAAGCGGGGCAAAAACATCGTCAAACTAAGTCACTTTCCCGGTGAGCAGGAGGTTTTGTTTGATAAAAACGCTAGCTTTCGGGTTGACTCGGTGACTAAAGGCGTTGACAAGACAATCATTGAATTAACGGAACTCTGATTCGCTCTGCATCCGGTCTTTAATGGACCGCCGGCTAACATCTTCCGCCTGCCGCTGCTGTGGGGTCAGCGATTCCCGGCGCTTCTGTTCAGCTTCCGTTTCCCAGGCATCCCACTGGGCCAGCATGCCCGCTTTGGGGCCACCGTCTTTATCGGCATAGGGGTTTTTGGTATTCATAGACTGGTTTGTTTAATGGAGATAACCCCCTTTCTATAGAACAAATAAATAGGCTGTTTTAGTCGGTAGTTTACCGATTATCCCTTCAAGGGTACCTCCACTAGTACCTTGTGCGTACAATCCCCTTTCAGGTAATCAACGCCCAATACTGCAATGGCCCTCCCCTGCTGGGTAGTCAGCTTGTCAATACCTATGTAATCAGATCGATTCTCCACCAGAATGTCGATCACTTCAGTATACCCTTCTTTGACTGCCCGGTTAATGGGTTTGTCCATCCGGGCATCTTTCAGGCGTTTTCTAATGGCCTGAATGGTCTGTTTGATTTTGCCTTCTGAAATACTATTCATAAATAAATTAAATCTGAGTGGTTCCAGGATATTTTCGTTTAGTCCCCAGTTTAAAATTGGCAAGTACATTTTTTACTGTATTATCCATAACATCTTTTCTAAAGAACTTTTTAATATCGTTATCGATCAGGTTTAGAAGTATTCCTACTTCAGGTATTGATCCCGTGATTTCAAAATGGTGTTTTATTATTTCGTTAAGGTATATCTCTAAATCACTTTGTTTAAAAGTGTTAAATTCTGCATTTGATATAGTTACAGTAGGGTCTATTTTCTCCAGCTGTCTAATACGCTTATCAAATCCTCTTACAGTCAACAATATTTCGCTTAAAATATCTTTATCTTTTCTACTTTCGACCTTTTCTGGCTCGGGCGTTTCATTTAGAACCTTTGCAAAATCAGCTTCAAACTGAGGCCAATACGTTTCGAAAACACGTGCAAAAACTTCGGACGTAAGTTGCCCCTCTTTTAGCTGAAGGTTAATTGTTTTAGCCAGTGCATACAATCCAGTTTTATCGGGAGAGGTGGCATTAAGCTGCGAAAGCGGCGGCATCAAATCCTGCGGCATCAAATCCACTAAAAAAGGTATAACCCTACTGGTAGAAAGTCCTTTTGTCAAGGCTCCAGCTTCGAAGAGTATCCATGGCTTATCTTTATTTTCTTTTGTCAGGCAAATAATACCGATAGACGTTTCGGACAGCTGGTTACCAATTTCCGTAAACCAAAGCGAGCCGCTCTCTATATCCTGCGTGGATACCCACGGATCCGAAGCCTGAAGCACACATTTTAACCATACTTTAAATATTTCAGCAACATGCTGACTTCGAACGCCTGACCAACTAATAAAGACTTTCATGAGGATTGATTAACGGGTGAATAGGAAAAGTAAAGTTAATTCAACTGACTTGGATACGCCACAAACGTAGCCTGGTGGTTATAATCGATCAGCATGAGCATATACCGAAGATCCGTAACGGTACCAATGCCCGGATTGAAGCCGTGAAAGAAGAAAAGCCCAGCTTCCACCGATAAGCGACCAGTTACCCCTTTGTAAGCGTAGCGGGTCTTTCGGCCACTCAGTTCGACAAAGCCCAGGCTGATCAGAATGTCATGATTGATTTCCATGAGTAAATAACGTTTCGTCATCCGTATTGATGTTGTCGAGATAGAAATGAATTCTTCGTTTAACCTCATCGGATTCTATCGCAAATTAATACGCTAAGAGTATATTATCCAAATTTATTGAGAGATATTAATTATGCTTTGCAATTTCTCTTTTAAAAGCCGGTTCTCCTCAATCAACCGGCATGCGGCAACTATTTGATTAGAAACCTCTTTCTTACCATTTTCCAGTTCTGAAACCCTAACCTGTGGTTTTTGATAGCCTAGTATTTGGCCAAATTCTTCTTGGCTTAAACCTAGCTTGAGGCGTAGATTTTTAATCTCAAACCCTTTCATATTATATACTTTTAGAGTATGTTTGTTGTGCAAATATAAGCAACGTAAATATGAAAACATCCCATATATACCTACTTATAGACCCACGAACGGGTGATGAAAAATACATTGGGTATACCAATAAATTGAAACGTCGGTTATACCAACACGTTAACGGCGCTAACTTAAAACCTTACTTTCCGAATACTGTCAAGCGAAACAACGACCCAGACTTATGGATGTGCAATACAGAAAAGTCAAAGTGGATACGCGAACTATTGAATTTGGGTCTTACGCCTACCATTCAACTATTGGTAACAGTCGCCGATAGCCACAAGGCTTACTATGAATGGTTTTGGGGACAGATTTATGCTGATGCTATACTAGTGAATGATAAGCCATTTAACAAAGAATCTATAACGGGCATCTGAATTTGACAATCAAATAAATATAGTATGGTAAATGCAAAAAGCCCGTTTCGTGATGAAACCGGGCTTTTTTACATCTGGCAAGATTCTATAAATGGCTCCTCCGTTCGAAGTTTAAGGTCACGTTCCACTTCGGATTTGAACTCTTCCAGCCACTTAACTTTACCCGGTATACTGTTTAAATTTTAATTGAGCTCATAGGGCTAAGGATTATTTGACTTTATTAATAATCATTAGCCATAATTCTCTCCAAGTAGGCAAAACATCAAGCCGTCTGGTATCTACAGATTTAAGCGTCTCTATGTATTCTTTTAAAGGTACTAGTTTGGGGCTTTCTGAATTATAGGCATTATGCATTTCAGAAATCATAGAATGTAAAGCACTAATATGCGTCTTATTCTGGTGGACAATAAGAATCTGTCTATTGATTAGGTTTTGTGCCTCCAGTCTTAAGCTGGCAATTTCATTAACATGATCAAACTCTTCGAATAACTCCCGAATTGGATAAAGGAGTAGATTGGGTATTCGTTGATGATCATGCCTATCCTTACGGTCCATTAGGGCCCAAAATCTGTTTAGTAAAGAATTAAATTTTGTACTTATATCTTCATGCCTACCCTTCAAATCGTACTTAGCTAAATTACGTCTAACTTCTTTACACTGATTCACAAACTCATTCATTGCACCGGCCTGCTCCACTCGCAATCTTTCCGTATCAGAAGCTACCTTATTGTGGTGTTTTTGAAATTCAATTAATGAGTTATCCAGGAAATCGAATAATATAAAAATGTTAGATATATCATCCCCTGGTATTCGATTGATAGAGGCATGATAATAGTCTTCTTGGGTGATCTTATTGGCAATTCGTTGTATACTAACAGGGGGCTTTTCTGTGATTGATGGTATTTCCAGTGGATCTTTGGCATGCTCGGTATATATTCCAGGCATAATCTCAAACGTAGTGCCCAATGACAGTACAGCATCGTTAACTAAAAATTGCAAATACTTAAGCCGACTTTCTTCTAATTCTGACTTGCGTTGTCTTTCATTTTTGATTTGGTCTACTTGCCCTCGCCAATAGATGTATAGTGGAACTCCAACGGCTGTTATTACGGTAAGAAATTGAAAAAAATAGTCCCAAAATTTACTTTCTTCAGCTGCAGCAAACTCGCCAAATTGAAAAATAATGTTCATACTTGATGGTGTGGACGTTAATAGCCTTAATTCAGAAAGAATTTTAACAGATAAACTTAGGTCTGTATACCATTAAAATAAATATTATACAGATAAAGCGTTCTCCTAGTTCGTAGTAAAATGAAAATTAACGGACGCTCAATATGTCATTCCACTTTGTTGTGTAACACGGAGATAGATACTTACGATTTTGTTCCCAGTCGGGACTGAAACTCTGATTGGCCAGCCGAACGGTTCCCCGGCCGTGGCGTTGATTGAGCCGATCCATCACGCCCGAGAGTTTGACCAGCCGCTCATCGGGCCCATCGATGAAAATTCCCTTTTGCCGGTAATCACTCGGCACAAAGCCCGATAAAATAATCCCTACTTTCTGATAGGCATAGCCGAACATAAAAATAGACTTCAGTACCGACTCGCCGTAGCGAACGAGTTCTACCGGACTAGCCGTCGGATGGGGCAAGGTAATCGAGCGTGAATTATAGTACTGCTTGGCGGGCTGGCCATTAGGGGATTTTTTGAACCGGTTGGTGTGCAGAAACACCGTCAGGGTACTGCACAATGAATCCTGCTTGCGAAGCTTCTCACTGGCTTTAATCAGATACGTGGTCATCGCTTCGGTAATGGTTTTGAGATCAGGCACCAGTCGACCGAACGAAGGAGCCGTGCAGATCACTTTTTTGGGCGGCTGGCCCACCTCCAGCATTCGGCAGGGAAACCCACGCAGTTCGTGAACAAGCCGGAGTCCGTTGACGGTCATGACCTGATTGATCCAGTCGTCATTGGCATCGCGCAGCTGGGCAGCGGTGGCAATCCCATTTCGCTTGAGCATACCAGCATACCGACGGCCCACGCCCCACAGATCACCCACGGGAAAGCCGGAAAGAACCTCCTCGATGAACTCGGGTGTATCCAGTACGCACACTCCGTTTAATTCGGGTCGTTGTTTAGCCGTTCGGTTAGCGACCTTGGCAAGCGTTTTGGTTTCGCCAAAGCCGACGCTGACCGGAATCCTCAGCCACTGCTGGGCCGTGGCGCGAATGGATTCACCCAGCCCCCGGTACGTTGGGTACAGTCCTTCGTAACCATCAGCCTGAATGAACGCTTCATCAATGCTATAAACCTCCACATCCTCCACAAAATGCGTGAGTGTGCTCATGAGCCGTGCACTCATATCGCCATACAAGGTGTAGTTCGAGCTAAACACGGCGACGCTATGCTGATCGATCAACTCCGCCAGTTGAAAGAAGGGTGCCCCCATTTTGATGCCGAGCGCCTTAGCCTCGTTGGAACGGGCCACCACGCACCCGTCGTTGTTGGAGAGTACCACGACGGGCCGACCGATCAGGCTCGGATCGAAGCTGCGCTGACAGCTTGCGTAAAAATTATTGGCGTCAACAAGGCCCAGCATGATCAGAATTTTTGAAGGTTATAGGTCACCACGCCAGTGACCGAGAAATTCTCGCCCGGATGCACGTAAATGGGTGTGTAATTGGAGTTAGAAGATTCCAGCACGATCATTTTGTCCACGTACCGAATGCGTTTGACGGCGTGGCCCCCATCATACCAGACAATCACGATTTTACCATCACTGGGCGTTCGCGAGCAGTCCACGATCAATACATCGCCCGGCTCGATACGATCGCCAATCATGCTGTCACCGGTCACGCGCACAAAATAGGTCGCTTCGGGGCTGGTTATGCACAGGTCGTTAAGATCACAGACTTTATCCAGATAGCTCTCAGCCGGTGAGGGAAAGCCACCCTGAACGAGCGAAGAAAAAAACGGCATCAGGTAGCGGGTGGAGGCAGTTACCTTCACCATTGCGTCTGGCTCAAGGTGGTCTATCCTGTCAATCATAGCGGGTCATTACGTGACAAAACGCTATATTATACTTTTGTTATATATATTGCAACTATGGTATAGTGAAAAATATTTTTGATATAGGGCTAACAAGCGATGAAAACAGTAATATCGCCGGGTGACCGGGTGCGGGTAATTAAACTGGTGAACGGTTATGGGCGGGGTTATTATGCGGGTACGGTGCTGACCTGGACCAAATCGGGAAGACTCAGGGTCAAAGCGGACAGCGGTACTGTAGCTGTTGTGTCGGGTGATTTAGTCAAAAAGATAGCCGATGGAGTAGCTAAAGACGTCAATGCATAAAAACGGGGTAGATCTATATCGTAATGGTCTTTTTGAGTCTGTTGACCGTATTATGCATTGATCCACTCGTTTAAACATTGTATCCCTTTTATGGTAAGAAAACTTTTACTTATAATTCTGTTGGGTCTCTGCACGGGCTATTCAACTTTTGCTCAGGATCCGTTTGTAGGTATACCCGTTATTAACCCTCCCGATCTGGTTACCGGCCATACCGCTGTTGTTACTTTCCCGTTTGGCAATGCGAGTGCAAACCCGGTTTCCGTTGACAAGGCGGATCAACTTGTCTACACGTTTATTGTATTACCGTATGAATGTCTTAGAGTAACTAGTTTCAGTCTGACAGCGTCTGCAGGTGCAACCTATACCCCTGATAACCTAATTGTGACCTCAGACACCGTTTTTATTCCTTATAACCCCCCTATAATTACTTTTGGAGGTAATGTCACCCGGTTCACCATAAAACAAAAAGATACTTCTCTGCCCATACCTGGTCAGGCTACTTATAATTTGGTTATATCCATGCTGGCTATTGCCCCTTTTTACAACGGTGCTTATGTGCAAGGAGCTGTGACCTCTAGTGGAATCAGTACAAATATCCCCACCAATGATTACGGGACAACTTCAGTTAGAATACAGGGCCCTATGCCCGTATCGTTGGTTTCCTTCACCGCAAAGGCTCAGCCAGATCATTCTGTTAAGTTGGCGTGGACAACTTCCTTGGAAACCAACAACAAGGGCTTTTTGATTGAGCGCAGCAAAGACCTGAAAGCCTTTGAGAAAGTTAGCGAGCTAAGTGAGGTAGCTGCCAACAGTCATGCCGAGCAGCATTATTCCTTGACTGACCAGTTCCCTTATACGGGTACCAGCTATTACCGACTGACTCAGATTGATCTAGGTGGTAGAACAACAAGTTTCCCAGTCGTATCGGTGGTGTTGCGAGACGGTGCCTATGGCGTATTCCCCAATCCAGTTCTTAGTGACCAGCCATTTCGGGTGAGTATGGATGAGCCCGAAACGGCCAGTGTGAATATCTACGGGGCGGATGGCCGGGTAGTGCCGTTTCAGAAAGTGAGTGTAGAGCCGAACAAGCTATTGTTGAAAGCGTCGGGAAAGCGCGCCAAGGGTGTTTACATATTGACGGTTGAAGAACGGGGTCAAACTCGCAGGCATCGGTTAGTGATTGACTAAATTCTTTACGCTGACTGGATGTTTATTCTTGTGAGAGCGAAAGCTTAAGCGCAGAGCGGATACCGGAACGTTATGAGTCGTTTCCAGCGATCTGGTTAAGAAGGTGGCTATCTAGAAGGAGTCGTTTATTAAATAAAAGCCTATCATCCTATATCTTGTACACTTTTAAAAGCGTCTAAGATATCAACAGATACTAACATCGGAATTTCATCTATTATTTTATTAATTATTTCAAGTTTTAAAGCTTCCTCCTTTCCTCTCTTGATCTCATGAAGTTTAGGAAATGCTTTAATAATTAACTCTTCCAAATCATGACCTTGAAATTGCAAATACCAAATTGGAATTTCTATTTGTAAATTGTTTATTAGTTGAACGGTTTTTTTTTCACCCGCTTGAGCTGATGCTACTGATTGCACTTTGTCTACTATAAAGTCTGATATCGCTTGAAGTCTTCCTACAGGCAATGTCTTGAAATCTGTATGATTTTGATCATTCTGTAGACCCAAATCACTCCTATCTATAAGTTTACTTCGTAAAAGTAAAGCACCTACCAAAATGGGATCTAACAGGTAGCTTTCAATACTATATCTATTACCATCTCCTAAAACTTTTATGAAATCATTACTTTTATTAGTGCTATCATAATCTATTATTCCCCAAACAAAGTTATTGCCAAATTTTCTTAAAATAGTCGTTATGTTTTTTACTTGGTCACAATTTGGAACTTTGGTACCATTTTTATCTGTCCTACTATCACCAGATGATATAAAAGATAAAGACACTTCAGGCATTAAGAGATATGATAATTTTTGGTATAGATTTTCATAATACAAAACATCATTAGGACTTTCTACAAATACTTGTCTTCTATTCTCATAATTAATACTAAAGGAAGGGACACCTGATGTAAGTATTTTTAGCGCCTTATCTTTAGTGACCTTCTGAACTCGTTCACCAGTTTTATTTACAATAAAAATACTTTCCTCTGGTGCAAATGCAACTGTAGAGGGAGAATGTGTGGTGAGAATAACCTTAACACCTTTTGCGGCCAAAAAGACATTTTGAATGACATCAATAAATTGTTTGGACATAGCAGGGTGAAGCGAGGCATCAGGCTCATCCATTAATAATAGTTTTGGAAATGTAAGGTCAAACTCAGAGTTGTACTGGGCTAGAGCTAAAGACATCAATATCTTTTCGCCTGAAGAAAGTTCGCTGAATTCAACCTCTGCTTTTGTTAAGTTATTTGTTAATTTTATTTCAAATACGTCATCTCTACGATAGACGCTTGGTGTACTAATACGATAGTCTAACCGAGCTTCTGAAATTATTTTATTGGCGAAGTCCCAGGGAGCTTCACCATAAATAGCTATAAAATCTTCTTCTTCTAAATATGGATAATTATCAATTTGATTATTTTCTTTTAAAAACTTACGGTAGCGATTTTCGTCAAGCTTATCTTGATAGCTTTTGAATAGTAGTGAGAAAGATTGATGAAAAATATCTGTCCCTTTAATGCCAGCATCTAATGGTATATGAAATAAGTAATCATCTATCGTTAAATCTATTATATTCTTTTGGGCAAGTATTGATATTTTTCTTGCTGTTTTTTTGTCTTCATCTGATAACATTCTATCAAGATGAGGCGGAGCCATAAATCCATCATCGGTAAAATACTTTTTAACTTGGTTAAATCTTTGCCAGTATTCTACTACAATTTGCCTTGCAGCTTCTTTTGTTGTAATTCTATTGCTATTTGGAGCAAGACTTTGTGATGTAACAAATTTCTTAGGATTAATTTCTATACCATCATCATCATATACCGTCGAAATCTCCTGTTCAATACTATTAAGTAACTGAGTTTTTCCAGCCCCGTTTAGGCCAGTTAAAATTACTAAATTAGGGAGTTCGATAGCAAAAGAATTAAAAGATTTAAACTTCTGCTCTAATATTAATCTCATATATTTATAGCATAATTGGGTTAAAATGACACTTCATTGTGAATGATCTTAAAAGCGAATTATTATAACACTCTACTGTGTAATCAATATGTCTTTCCAGCGCATCATAGGCTGGGGTTTGACCCACTTACTGATCCAAATAAGATGATCTCCCCCTTTCCTCATTAAATAACCGGTTTTGATTGGTATATCGTTTAGAGTAGATCTTGTGGTAAATTAAAGGAACTTGTTTCCTACAGCAGTTACTCCTTGGGTGGCTGCTGTTTTTACAATACGTGGGTATTGAGCTTACCAGGTTACTGTTCATAGAAAAATTCCTGAAACGCTTCCTTGACCGATTTGCCCTCAGCAAAGTAGTCCTCCCGCAGACTTTTCCAGTCAGTGTTATTGATCGAGCCTTCAATGAAGTTATCGGCCTGCTGCAAGGCGATAAACGCATCCCGATACTCCAGCCAGTTGGTGATGTTTTTCTTAATCACCGGTACCACATCGGCCACGTGGGCAAAGCGGGCATCATCTCAACGATCAAACTCCTCCTCATCCTGATGCTCGGGAGCGATCAGGGTATAGTTCTCAAAGATGTTGCCCACTATAACCGCATCGGGTAGGGTCGATAAAATTTCCAGATTATAGAACGTTTCAAGCTCATTTGCGTGGTATTTACTGACTAGACCAAAAGCCCCGTTTATAAAGCCAATAGCGTTGTACTCGAAACTCTGGCCTTTAACAACGCCTAAGTCCTCAAACGTGGATTCAATGATGTGGCCTTCGTAGATCTCTTTTCCATTCTTATCGGTGATGCCGGTGAACTGGAGCAGGTGGCAATCACTTCGTTTTACAGGATCTGCTACCGTAGAAAAGCCATCTGAGTCGGCTTCAAAGATTCTGTAGGTGTCAAAGCCGTAGACCCGGAAGAGTCGTTTGGTCGGGGTATGCCAGGCCATAAATTTGATAGGTCGCTGATTCATTTGGGAATCTGTCTTAATAGTTTACGTCGAATACTATTGGCCTTCTCCAGATCGACCAGGCTAATGCCCGTTCGCTTACGCAGGGAGGGACTGGCCATGTAGAGCTCGATGCCGACCTTGAGCAGGTAGGCGGCTGTTTTGAGGTCATTGGGGGAAGGTGATTTGCTCATCGCTTTTTTTGCTTGATTTTGGGGGTAGGCGGGCAATAGTAACAACTCATAATGGGCCGAATCCAGACCGGATCCCCGTTCTCTGCCACCTCATCCGATTTTTCCCAGCCAAAGCCCCTCATCCGATCATCGTGGTGCACCTGGGGGATGTGGCTGGCTTTGCTGACATGCCCACAGGCTTTACAGCGAAACTTTTCCCAGATCGTGCCCGTCGGCTTTGGTTGAAACAGACCACAGGCCTGGTAACGGCTGTTATGGTCGGTCTTGGGGGAGGAAGAAACTTCACGCTTTTCACACTTGGAATAACTTTTGGCGTACTGTCTGAAAAACTGAAACTGGCAGTCCTTACACTTTTTTCCCGCAGGCCCCTCCCCATACACCGGAATGAGCGGATTCGTTTTGGGCTTGCCGGGCTTGCCCGATTTGACGGGCATAGGAATCTCCTCACCAAACAGGTTTTTCATGGCTGTTTAGGGGTTGCGGGTTTGCGATAGCCAAAGGAATACACCATGAAGCCCAGTGATTCAGCCCGTTTGTCCAACGCATCCAGAACGGCCTGAAAGCTGTTATCCATTAGCGGATGAGGGGACTGGCGTTTGTTCCAGGCGAGCACCGTAATGCGCACCTCGTTCAAATCCATCCAGTCGTCGATGGTGCTGATTTCAGCTTCGAACTGGTCAAGTGTTTTAATGCTGGAGAAGATCATCGTTATATTGTTTACTACAGTTGATGGCAGGTATGTGACGCTTCCCCGCCCAGTCAGTCTATTGTATATGACACGCACCTACGACTGGCTTCTGGTCTCCCTGCTTGGGCTGGCCTACACCTTGATTGACGCATTGGAACCCGAGCAGATAGGCTCTGAGAAGCAAGACCCGGATTGGCTAATGGGCTATTCGGGCAATAGTTCCAAGTCCTATATTCTCCCATAATCCTGTTCTGGTAGTCCTGCACGGTTTTGACGAACGCCCAGCGGACAGATAAGCAAACATGGGCTCATTACCTGTTGGGTAAATCGCTGGTTCTTGTCTTATTTACCCATCGGTAACAATTCGCCGGGGTACGTCCAGTTCATATCGGCCTCCGCCTGGGTAATTTCTTCCGGAGTGGCGAAGCGAAGTCGCCGGCCTTTGCACTGAGCGCCTTTGCCCGACAGGTGGTAGTTGAGGATCTGGGTGCTGAGTTTATAGGCATTGGCTACCTGGGAGACCGAATCGAAAAAGCGGCCCGTGTTCAGACAGATCACGGGTCTGGATTTAGCGTTTCGAGCGGGCCGTGGCCTGGGGGCAGTGGGTTCCGCAGACGGCAGGGTCACTGCGGTCGGCTCGAGCGTGTCCACATCGTAGCTGGCCGGCACTCGAAACCCTTCATTCAGCGCCTTGTATTTCTCCATCTGGTAGCGCACGTGGCCGGGTCTGACGTAGATCACCCCCGATTTGATGGGCCCAAAATGAATACAGGGAATCAGGTTTTCGATACTGGATTTGGGCAGGTGTTTTTCCCCTGCCGGAGTGTAGGGTTTGAAACTGGAGGTTCCAACCCGGTTGGTTGTTGCGGGCATGATGAAAAGTTGGTTTATGGGGATTTAGTCACTAAATTGATTTCGCCGGGCCTTTTCGGCTTCCACAATGGCCAGTACATCCGGTATATTCTGGGCCTTTGCCCTTTTCTCCAGATCATCCAGAATCTCAAATTCGATGTCCTCGGCGTGCTCAAGGAGGTAAGCCGAAAACTGTTTATCCGAACTAACAGGCGTACTGATGTCGGGCGTACGCTGTAGTTTGGCCCGCTGGATGAACAGCTTGATTTCTTTTACTTTTTCCTGACCCAGACTGCCCAGCAGGTTATTACCCGCCTGAATCATGTCCGATTTGTACTGCCGGTTCTGATCTTCCCCCCACTGGGCTTTTTCGGCCAGATACTTCTGAAAAAAATCCGATACGACCGTGCCGTCAATCCGATTGAAGATGGGCCCGTAGCGCCCTGCTTTTACGCGCTTGAGGCACAAAATCAAATCTTTTAGCGTCTCATTCTCAAACTCGCCACACCACACCAGCGCGTATTCGAACAGCTGACGGGCATCCATCCGAAGGGAGGTATTGAGCCCGTCATTGAAGAGTTTCAAAATGGCGCAGACCAGCTTGAGCACCGTTGGCTTGCCATGAAACCCAATGACCTGCTGCACCGTAGAAGCGGTAGCGGCCGTGGACAGCGTAATGGTTTCCTGAAGGGCGATCAGGGCCATGTACGATTCCTCCGAAAGGGACTGGGCTTCGCTGAGCTTAAGTGCCGAAGTATTTTTCAGCGAGTTCATCAATTCCAGTTCCGGTTTGGGTGCCGCTTTGCTGATGGCCTTTTTTTGAGCGGCCGGCGTGGTTAACTCCTGATTGTTGTTCACGATCTTGCTGGGCTTGAAGTTTTTTTCCGATCCACCGCTGACAATGCAAAATCAATTCAGCGTCGTTTTTTTTACTTAGTTCGTCAGCCGTCCATTGTTCCAGGACAAAGCATTGAATCCACGTCTGGGCAAACTCCCCTTTCAAATTCAAGTGGGAACTCAGCTTGAAGAGCAGCCGGCTGTGCTGTTGAAGTTTTTGCGTGAACCGCTCGAGCTCCGCAAAGTCAGCCGGTGACAAATCGGGGGAAGGGGGCGAGCGGAAAGAGGGGTTGGGGGTATTTTTTTTTGCGTCAGCAACTACTTCCTCCACCTCAACTTCCAAAATTTCGCTTTCCGCCCCTTTATTAGAGTTTAACTTATTCTCTTCTTCTATTATATTCTTATACATCGGATTATTTTCCGATGCCCCATCGGATTCTGATCCGATGGCCTCCGGATTTTTTTCCGATGGTTCGGATTTAAATCCGGAGGTTTGGGCTCCTTTCGGGCTACCCATCGGATCAGAATCCGTACCATCGGATTTTTTTCCGATGGCACTTTCGATAAGGTAAGAATTTGGACATAGTGCATACCAACTTTGGTTGTGTTGTTTGTTTTTGGGATGTGCTTTTAGAAATTCTTTTTCACAGAGCGCCTTCATCCGGCGGTACATCGTGTCGGGTTTTATGCGCAGAATGGGCAACTGCTTACAGATATTCTCGTGCTGAAACCAGTAATAGGTAACCCCCTCATCCACCCAGGACCGACACGAAGCCGAAAAATTCAAACAAAAGTCAATAATCGCCCCATCAACCAGATCGAGGTCGAAACCATGCTCAAGGATGGCCCGCTGGTTGATATTTAGATCGAACTTCATGTACCCTTCTCTTCGTTAAATTTCCCATTAAGTGCTTATAATTAAAGCACTTAATGGGCGTATCATTCTCTAACGGTCCAGTCTATACGCTACTTAATTTTGATGAGCTGATAGTTCTCATCGACCATCGGTGCGGTGAACACTTCATAGGCCATCACAACCTGAAGCAGCGCATACCCTACCCAAAACCAGATCATGCCGGAGACGAGTTTGGCAGGCTCGTCGACTGACGAACCCGCTGGTAGAACTCATCGGATGGATTGAAGCGGGGGGCCGTATGGGCCGGAATCAGCAGCGTTTCACCTTTAGCGATGTTGCGGGCTTTCTTGGCCGCTTTTCGGGCCGGCACGAAGCTGCCAAAGCCCCGAAGGGTAACGGCATCCCCGCCGGCCACGGTAGCCGTCACCACCTCGGCAAAGGCATTAAGGACTGCTTTGACCGTGGTCTTATCGACATCCATAAGGGTCTCATCTTTATCGATGGCCCGTACTATTTTCTGGGCAAGCTGATCTTTGGTCATAGAGTTGATTGAATTAAATTGAAAGTTATTTATCGATGATCACGAAGGGTTCAAACACAGGCCGCTGTTCATCAAACAGGGCCTTTACGGCATCATCATAGAATTCCTGAAACGTCTCCGATACCAGGTAGATCAAAACCGTTCCGTTGTTTGGCTCGATCTCAATGGTCAGATCAACTGGCGCAGGCTCATACCCCTCAAACAGGGGCACCATCAGCCGGATGTTCATGCCGGTGAGTGATGACTGGGCCCGGGTGAACTGGCGATTCTCTACGGTTCCCTGCCGATCGTTCTGGGCCTTGTGCTCAGTGTCGGTCTTGACCTCAAAGTTTTGCAGGCCAATGACCAGCTTCTTATGATCCTCCCGTAGAGCAAAATAATGGGGCACGAACCGGATCAGGGTTAACAGGTCCGAATGCTTATGGCCACGACCATTGATGTTTAGCGAGCTTAAAAAGGGGTTGATGGTCAGCTTGCCCACCACCGTGATGGTATCCCGCTCCTGTTCCCCGGCGACCAGGGTAATCGACAGATCGCCTTCGTTAAATAGTACGTGGCACTCCTCTGCCGGGTATTGATCCAGCATCTCATTGACCGACACAAACCGTTTGGCCACAAACTCAGCCGGGGCCTTAAAGTTGCCCGAAAGACTGATGGGTTTGGGCACGTGAATGGGTTCGGCCTGGCCATGCCGGATAATGACCTCATTCCCCGAGGCTCCCTCAAATTTGATGTGTAATGACTCTTTTTCCTCTGCCATGCTTGTAATTGATAAAAAAGTGAATTGATTAATCTTCTTTGATCTGCCGGGAATTAAACCGGATCTTGTACTGGCGACGCTCGTCAATGGTCATGGCCCGGGTGTGAATCAAGAGACCGTCTTCGCCGAAATAATCCACCGTAGCCTCATCCTCGTTATAGTATTCCGATGCGTTGACCAGTTCCATCTGGTAGCCCTGCCGAAGCGTCTGGAGGTTGTTCTTTTTCTCCTTGGCAATGCCCTCCGTTTTCTCCTTATAGATGCCTTTGGCGGCATCGAGCTGCTCTTTAGCCACGATCACATCAATATCAATGGTGGCATTTCGTTTCTCCAGCTCCGTGCGCTGTTCATCCGTCAGTTTGACGGGTAGTTTAAACTCCTGTTGGTACATATTGACGTTGGTTAGAATTTACACCTCCTTATCTTTTCGGGCTTTTTCGCGGCCTTGCCAATCCTGAGCTTCCTGCCGGATTAGCTGTTTACGGACTTTCTCGGCCAGTAATTCAGCCTTGTGTGCGCTGTTTTTCATTGGTGTTGCCGCTCGAGTAGATAAAATGCATGGTACTCTGAATCGTAACCTATCCCCAATGACTCGGCGTGCTTTTTGTACTTGCGCCACAGGTCCTTTAGCTCATCCTCGCCCAGAAAAGTAAGCGTTTGCATAGCCTGCGCGTGATCATGCCACTCAGCTGGATCATTGGCATTGAGCTGATCAATTTTATTCTGCCAGTCCAGTAAAGCCTGCGAGTGCTCCGCTAGCTGCTTTTTGGTGTAGCTTAGTTTAGGTGTTGCCGGCAGAGTGGAAGCTTCAACAGGCAATGGCAAACCCGCCTGCTGCATGATGGCGTTGACCTTCGCTTTAGCCGGGGAATGGTCGAGGGGTTTAGCCGGGTCAGTCGAGGGAGCGGGCGCCTGGGGAATCTCTTTGGTGATAAGGAACTTAGAGCCAAACAGTTTAGGATAGAAGGTACGGGCCCCCTTGGCCATGGTCAGCTGATACAAAAGCTGCTTATCCACCGGTGAGCGGTGAGTTACCTATTCCCGTTTAAGGAGGGCCTGCCCACAGATCTTTCCACCCGCAAAAAAATTAAGGTCGCACACCTCTTCGCTGCTGGTAACGATCTTTACCTCGTAGCCGTCCGATCGGTTAATGACCCTTTCGATCAACAGGGGTTCAATGATCACTTTGCCATCGGCAAGAATAACCCCGTGCAGACTCTCGGTAACCGTCAGGCTCAGTACAGCACCAAACAGGATCTTCGCGTAAAGAACCGGCGCGGGCTCTTGGCCAAACAGACCCGACTGGGCCAGATTTCTGGCCAGAATATCAACCTCCGCATGGGAGGTTGGTTGTAAAAGCGGATGCATCAGCGTCTAAGCGTTTTTAAGGTGTCGTAAATCGGAGTCGAAAAATGATGCCGGTGGTGAGGAACACCAAAGCGTGCGGAAAACTGCATCAGGTACACCTGAACGCAGAAGATCAGAATCACCATGATCAGGGCTGGAATCAGGTAATTGATCAGAAAGCGAGACAACCGGCTCATCGCTTGAGTACGTTAATAAGCCCATATACGATCCACGAACCTACGCTGGCGATAACGCCCCTGGCCATAAGAGACACCCGGTCATAAATCGACTGGGGTTTATGAACCGGTTTGGCCGATCGCACGGGCCTAACCGGCCGCTCCATCGACAGCACCAGTTTTCGGTTCAGGCCCGGCATCGTATTTTCGACCTGGCAGGTCAGCTCACTGACGGTGTGGTCCGCGATGAGCAGTAAGGTCGTTTTCTGACCAGTCAGCCGCATCATTCGGCGGTATTCAGTGGCCATTTTGAGCTTCAAGGCGGCCGGGTTGGACAGATGGTTCTTTTTCATTAGGTTTACGATTGATATAACTTTGAAATTCTGCACTGACCCCGGACACCTTGTCTGGGGTTTTGTCTTTTATGGGGAAAGGGATAATTGTAAGTGGTTGACTTTGTGGGGATTAATGCATTATTTTGAGTGAATTATATTGATTATGGATCGTGTACGGACCCGGCTCAATGGGCCGGGTTTTGTCTTTTGGCGGGTAGAGAAGAAGACCGGGAGCGAAACACTCCCGGCTTACTTTTTTCTATCCACACCATTAATCGGAGTTACCCGACCACATACCCCTTCGGGTTGTATTGGTTAGCTTTTGCGCCGATGGGCGGCAATGAAGCTGTCAAGTTCTTTTTGCGTGATCCACACCCGGCTGCCGTATTCAGAGGGAGTGATGGCTCCGTTCCTGATATACTCCTTCAGGGTTGGATACGACACGTGCAAATACGCAGCGGCCTGTTTAAGGGTCAGCGGCTGGTTACCCGTAGCCGCCTTTTGCGCTTTTTCAAGTTGCAGCCGGGCCGCTTCCAGCGTGGCTTGCAGGCTGATGGCCAATTCTGAATCCAGGGCGATGTAGCTCATGCGGGTACGCCTTTTTTAATGTTGTCAAGCGTGGATTTACTGATGCCAAACTTTTTCATGATGATGGCCCCGCAGGCAGTTTTCATAGCCCCCGGAACAGCGATTAGTTTCTGGTATTCGGCGAGAATCTTCTGTTGTCGCCGGGCCTTTTTTTTCTGGAAGGCTGTCTTCATAGCGCATAGGAGGGCTGATTAACGGCAGGTAGCGCTGGGCTGAGGGTTGGATTGAGAAGCGAATGAATGAACTGACGGCCGGTTTCAGTCCAGACCAATAAATGCTCCGTTCGATTGGTACCGTCCCGCCCCGGATGGTGAAACGTGCGCAGTTTGGCATAGCCTTTGCCATTGTAGGCCCGGTGCAGATTCCAGATACCCGACTGTTTATACTGGACTCGCTTATCACGTAGCAGTTTGTTGAGCTTCTGGGCCGTCATTCCCAGATCCTGGGCGACTTTGGTCGTGGTTAGCTCCGTCGCACTCAGCAGCACCGCTTCGGCGTAGTCCGCCTTGGGCTTTAGCTCGGCATTCTCAAAGGCAAGCGCCTGTTTCTCCCTCTGTTCGGCAATCCACCGCTGGGCCCGTTGAATGGGATCCTCAATCTGGTAAGAAGGTGAGGGTTCCAGTGACTTAATGACTAAATCCTCCGCCCAGTCCCGAAACCGTTTAGCCCGCTCCGACTTGATCAGAAAACCCAGTCGAACAACCCCTTTCTTCGTCCAGTACGTATCTGCCTGATTTCCTACGGCGTGACTATTTGTCACGCTGACGAAATGCTTTCCTTCAATCAATTCCTCCGAGTTTCTGGATTTATGTTGACGAATAGTACTACCATCAACGCCAAATCCATCAGCAACCTCAGCCGTTGTTAACGCCCATTCATGCACCTGGTGCGGACGGACATTGAGCGTAATGTTGTCGAACTGGATTTGCATGATCAAAGGGCTATCCGGGCAGCTTTACGTTCGTTGTCAATCTTCCGATCTGCTTCAGCCCGTTCCAGGCGGGTAATGCCTTCACAAAAAGCATCATACGTAGGCTGAGTGACGTTCTCAAAGCGCATGACCTTTTGGGCTGCCCGTTCCGAGATGCCACCCAACGCAGCAGCAGCTTTTATGCCTCCTTCCGTTTTAGCCAGCCGCTTACGAAGGGATTGCTCGATTTGCTTGCTTACTATCATCACTTATATATATTTGTGTACATTCAAACGTGCATTTGTCCGTTTGTCAGAATTGTGAATCAAAGTAAATCACAAATTTTCACATTTGAAAGAAATTGTGAAAAATAAATATGAGTTTAGCACACTTAATAAAGCAAGGGCGCAAAAATAGAGGCTGGACACAGCAGCAGTTAGCCGACGCATCTGGAGTCAAAAGAGAAATTATAGCAAAAGTTGAAACTGGAAAAAGTGGATTTGGTGCTGATAATCAGAAAGCAATCGCTGATGTATTCGGAATTTCACCAGTAATGCTGGAATTTGTAAAATCTGATTCACAAATTATCACAAAAGATAAACAGAGTTCGGAAGTAGCGAAGAACGTTAAGCCGTTGGTTTATTTTTCACAACTTCCTGAAAAAGACGCCGATCTTTACATCCCCTATTACGATGTTGAGATTACTGCCGGCCGCATTGAACTGTACTTTGATGATGTTGATGAGATTCCGGAAGGATATATTTATGCACCCCAGTACCGGGATTGTATTGCCTGCAACGTGAAGGGAGATTCGATGTATGACCGGATATTTCCCGGATCAAGATTATACGTCTACCACCTGCCGAATAAGAAGTACATTGATTTCGGGCAAATTTATTTGGTCGTTCTGGATGGGTATCGCTTGCTCAAGTACGTCCACCCCCACCCTAGTGACGAGACCAAGATTGTCCTCTCCTCTTATAATAAGCACTATAGCGATTGGTCAGTAGACCGTGTTGATATTTTGAACTTGTTTTTGGTAAAAGGCTATGAGAATCAAAATGCTATTTAATAGTATGGATATTTGCCTACGCAAACCTTAAACCACACCCTACATGAAAATACTGTTTACTCTCCTTCTTTTTTCAGTATGCTTACCCTTAGTTCAAGCTCAAAAGAATTTCGTCGAAAATGGTAAACTGAATGGCATTCTACCTTTAGATGAGTCAGGGAACGTAGTATATCAGATCGTCAAATCGGTTGAGGGAGTAAGTAAAGATGAACTCTATAAGCGGGGCCGAAAGTGGTTTGTCAAAAGTTTTTCATCAGCAAAAGATGTTTTACAGGTAAGCGATGGCCAGAGCGGAGAATTGTCTGCTCAGGCCATCACTCCACTGCTTACTAAAATCCTCCGCGTAACGCTCGACACCGATCTGAGCTATACGCTCCTGACGGAGCTTAAGGACGGCCGCTACCGGCTCACCTTAACCAATGTTCGGCTCAACAATCAGCCCCTGCCTCTTTTTAAATTACCCTATATCGGGACTACGCAGACCATGTACACCACGCTCTACACGTCGGTGGATACTCACCTGACGGGTTTACTGGCTTCTCTGGAAAAGGCTCTACAAACAGCCGATGATTTTTAATTTTTCAAGTCTTACCCCGATTCCTTACTACTTATTTTTCCACAACACATGAAATCATTCTTTACTTTACTTCTGCTGGCCTTGCCGCTCTTCGGTTTCGCCCAACTGGATACGATTTACACCAACACCGAAAAGATTGCCTGTACGGTAAAGGAGGTTACTGCTGACGCTGTCCAGTTTGTTTACCCCGGCGAAACGTTATCAAACTCATTGTATAAAAACACAATCAGCAAAATAGCTTTTCGATCTGGAAGGACTCAACTCTTTTCTGAGTCAACATCGTTAAATACGATACGCTCCATCGAGGATTTTGACAAGGTGACAATCACCCAGGTTGAGGGTGATACAAAGGGACTTTTTAAACTCGGTGAAGTAAGCTCATCGGCTCGTGGGGGATCTGTTTATTCCAATGTCGATAAGGTAAAGGAACGAGCCATGAAAAAATTAAAAATGGAGGCCGCTATGCGGGGAGCCAATCTGGTTTATATGGCTTATCAAAAAACAGATGGTAATCAGTATGGGGGTTACTTTCAAGCTGCCAAAGCTGCTGAAACGATTTATACCGGCGTAGCTTATTCAAACGTAATGCCGAATAAGGATGAATTCCTAAAAAGAATGTCTGGAATTTCTAAAGTGGTTTCTCCACAACAGATCGTATTAATGAAAGGAATGTCAATTTCAAAATCAGAGTATGAAACAATAAACTTTAATGTGCCCATTCTTATAAATAGATCTTATATAGAGGGTGGGCAGATTTATTTAGAGGCAAAAATACAAGGATTTGAAGCTACGAGCTTTAGAGTTGTTCGGTTTGACGATAAATCATTTTCCCTATTAAATGAAGACAAAAAGAAGGTTGTAAATTTCATAGTACCATTTAATTAGATCTTTAAGGAAATATATAAATTACAAGGACGGATTTACCATTAAAGGTTATATGTTCTTACTACCCTTATCGGATACCTATAAGCAAAGTTAATATCAAACTTTATTGAAATATTTTTTTATGGAAGACTTTCTACCAACAATTAGAGAAATAATTTCGGGATTAGTTTTAGCTGGTCTATCCTGGACAGGGTCTTATATTTGGAATAAATATATTAGGCGTATCAACATTCGACAATTACCTTCATGGGCTACCTATGGATTAATTATTTACGCTTTTTTATCAATTACAATACTAGCTTTTCAGTATTATCAGCTACATAAACCATTAAAAAAGCATATCAATGAAGTTTTTGATCATCAAACAGTTGTTCTTGATGGCAATTCTTATCAAAATTGTGTTTTTAATAATTCTTTGTTAGTGATAGAGGGTGTTAGGCGATTTGAACTCTCTAGTCCAGTTCTATCTAATACTCAATTTAAACTTGACAAAAGAGCTAATATTGGTTTAAGTATTTTATTAATGATGAAAGAAGATAAGGCAATGGAGCCAAATGTCATGAATTTTTTTGAAAGTCTTAAATATGCAAAAATTAATGATAGTTTACCCGGCGTAACAATAGAGGATCTTTAATGAAAAGCTTTACCAAATCACAATTATTTTTAAAAATAACTGCTAAGTAAATGAGCATTCCATTAATTGAATTAGAAAACAAAAAAAATGAACTTGAAAATAAAATTGCGAAGGCAAAATCTTTAATAGATCAATTGGGAGAAACACTAGAAAAAGATGTTAATAATATATCCAAAAGTGAAGAAATAATTAATCTGAAAAATCAAATATATCGTGATATTGAATTTCGCAAAAAACAATGTGAAGAATTTGAACAAACCTATAACGCAATTTTGGATGAAATTAAACTCGAAAAACTTTTATTTAATTTAGATTAATAAATAGAATTTTTAAGTTATCAATCATCCTCAATAATAACCCCCATCGCTGAATCCAGACCCTCCCTTCAAAGCAGTTCATTTACCGCTGTGATTGATGGAAACAAAATCTCATTTCCAAGTTAAAATTTAATTATTGGCTATACAAAAGAATGATTTAGCTTAAAACTTATTGAGTTTTCAATAACAGCCACACCATAAGATATGATTTTGTACTCAACAAACGTTTTCTTAAAATATCATATTCAACAAAAATATTTTAATGACGTTCATTATGTCTGGTGTAGCGAACTCTTTGATAGTAAAACTGCTTCTATTTATTCGCCAGGATCACTAGTGCCGCCAAGTTCCAATCCAGCAGACATATATCGACAATTGAAAGCAGATGTTTCAGGTGGAGATTCGCATAGTGCTAAAATTGTTGAACAACGAGCTTCAATTATAGCCCGGGCAACTGAGTGGGAGATAAATGGCGTAATTAATAGTTTGGTTAAAGATGACATTATTTATATTGCGACCAATGGTTCTATTAACTATTGGAGACCCTTAATATATGTAATACCCAAAGCGCCATTGATTACTCGCTTACATACCGTACCAGCAAGCAAGTGTGCTGGACTAGGTACAGAATATATAATAAATGATTTAAACAGAGCTGAATTTGATATTATCGAATTATAATTATGTTACAATCATTAAGAAATATAGAGTCGGTAAAAGCTCAATCTGTTTTGGCTGATATTACCATTTCTTTTCTACCCAATCCTTATGAAACTTCCTATATAACTAATTCTTTTGGAGATATACACAAGTTAGTTTTACAGGAGGTAAGAAAAAGGACTTATGTTAAAGAAGATGACAATTCATTAAAAGCTCGAACAAAAATACTCTCATTTCTAACAACTGAAATGACAAACCTTTCGTTAACGCCTGAGCGAAAGAAGAAAGCAAAGGAGCGTTTGGGCGATATCGGGATCTTACCAATACATGATTATAAAGTGAAATTTACAAACACTTTTAAATCATTTGAGGATATGGGAATAAAGACTTCTCATATTTCTAATGCTATATTAAGATCAGACAAATATTTTCACGTTGAGGATATTAAAACACCGATAAGTTTTTTTACAAAAAAGATTAATACTGAATTGCCGGAAGATGTATTCATTCTTCTGATAATTACATCAAGGGAAAAAGCTTCGCTCGTGGTTAGGGGTGCTTGGCGAGTTTATTTATCGGAAGTTAATGCATCAGATGACTATAACCCCTATCAATTGTTTCTAACATTTCTAGAAAGATATGGCTTGACAATACGTGTATCAAATTCGGATTGGGCAAAATTTATACCGTTTGAAGTGGTAACTTCACAATCTGAAAATTTACCTTATCTAGTAAAATATCAAAACCTCGACACCAATACTCAACAATTTATGTCATGTGCGGTTGTCAAGAAAACATCTGTTATAAATGTGTATGAAGTGTTTTGTATTTATTCTGTTGACATTGATATGTATCAGCATGATTTAAGAAAACATGGTATCGAGTTTTCAAATAAGTTTGATATTAGAAATCAGTTTGTTATTCACACCGAAACATTTCAACTACCCTAACTTTTCTTAATCCTCCCCAAAAATTGCCCCCATTGCTGAATCCAGCCCTTCCCGATCGAAGCTGTCCAGATACCGCTGAGTGGTATCGAGCTTGGTATGACCCAGGGCCTGCCGGATATCATCAATCGAAATGTTCTTTGACTCCTTCATCATCCGACGGGCTTTATCGGCAAAGCTGTGGCGGGCCGTGTGGAACGTTAGCCGTTCGGCAATTCCGGCTTTTTTAGCCAGGGTCTTTAGCTCGCCATTGATCTCGGCCTGCACACTGGAGATATCATTATACAGCTGAATGGCCAGCTCCCTGGGCATTTTCTTTTTCTGCTCGTAACTAACGTACGAAGCATAGTCAGCCTCATCCGAGAGCACGCCAAACAAATAGCTATCAGTCGTCGTACCGGGCCGTTTGAAGAGCTCAATGATGCCCCTGGCTTTTTTGTTAAGCCTTGTCGACATAAATTCACCGGTTTTGCTCATCTGGTACTCCAGCCGTTCACTACCCGTCTCCCCCACGATATTCGAATACCGTAGCTGCAGCACATCTCTGGAACGGATGCCCCCCATCTGGTAGGCAAACAGATAGAGCCACTTGGCCCGAAAGAGCCAGACACCTGCGCTATAGGTTCGGCCCAGCGTATCGGTTCGGGGTGCTTCCACGTCAACAGATTCCAGGGCGGCCACCTGTTTATCACTGAGCTTTAAGCGGGGCGCTGGCTTTTCGACGGGCATATCAAAATGCAGAAACGGATCTTTGTCCAAAAGCTCCAGCTTCATGGCCTCCAGGGTCATTCGCTTGATTCGGGCAAAATAGGTTTTCTGGGTGCCGCCCATCATGCCCTCCGCCTGAAGTTTTCGCTTGAAGCGGTTGAGCAGGTCCAAATTAATACTGGTTAGGGGAATGTCTTTTCCCGCAAACTCGACAAAACTGTGCAGCCTGGATTTAACGTTTCGTTCATACCCAACCGAGTTGGTACCCACCTCCGCAATAATGCGGTCGGCGAAGCTGCCCAGCGTCCAACCCCCATTGGGCCGATTGCCCGTCATGCGCTCCACCAGGCCGGTTCCGGTGGCCACGCCCGTCGCGTTGAGGTCCAGGTGTTCATCTTCAGCTTTACGGAGCAGGTTTAACAGCGTCAGGTTAAACGCTTTTCGTTCGGGGTTTTTACTGATCCAGTTGCCCCGGTCGGCGTGGGGATTGAATTCGCCTAACTTTACCGAGATCCCGGTTTTAACCCGCCTGGATACCCGGTCTGCCACGATGCGAAGGAAAATATCGTAGGTGCCGTTTTTTCTGGGCTTATTGTTGAGGCTGAATTTGTAGGTGATGCGCAT